GACTAGTCACTTCTCCACTCATCCAATCTCTATAGGACTATCGATAGACGGTGGTCTATCTACTGATTGGTCTATCAGTAACAAAAAGATCCACCCCGAAGGGTGGATCAGTGGATTACTTCAGGAGTTCGGACAGTTCGTCGAACGAAGCCTTGAAGTGAGGTGCAGCAGCAGGATTGGACTTGAGGAATTCTTCACTACGGAGAGTAGCTTCAGCTTCCTGTTGAGCAGTATCACGGATGAGGTTATTGACGTAGAGATGACGATCAATCTTGGAGCGCTTTTCCTGACGGAAGGCAGCATCATTGACAGTGGTATTGAGCATACCGATACCCTTGTTGAGGGCATCGAAAGTATTGGTAACGGTAGAGGTAGCCGTTGTCACAGTGCCAAGGATGGCAGCGAGAGTGACGCGAGTATTAGCTTGAGTAGCCATGTATATGTCTCCAGGTTAGATATAAGGAATGAATCCATAAGATGCGGAGCATCAGTAGTTGTGTGGGGTAGGGTCAGTACACCAGTGTGAACATACCGGGGGGGTAGTTTGTGTGGTGTGTGACGTGTGCCCACAAAAGTGCAATGAGCTGTCTGCAAAAAATATTGCAGAAGGTTCTCTACTACCACACTAAGTAGGTAGAGTATTGAGCTGTCAATAAAAAATATTCCATATGCTCAACTATCCCCGTGATAAATAGGAGTAACTCCCTCCTAAAAATAATAGTGGGAGAATTCTCTATATGCGAGATAAATAGGATGTAAAACTGTAGGCAATAAAAAAGCCCCTCACTGCAATGAGGGGCCTCGATTGTCATAACGACTCTAGCTGATCGGCAGCTACTGAAGCCCTTGCTACTAGGGAGCGGCTAGCTTCCCGTTAGATCCACGGTGGTCTGTGGTCGGAGGTACGCAACAAGACAACAGCTCTGGTAGTTATATCCCCACACACCAGTAGGGTAGAGAAAGTCCGCGACTAAGAACCCATCGACAGCTTCACCGGCATCCAGGAGGACAGCAGACACACCCTGGCATGGGTGGACTATAGCCTCCTTGGTTCCAGTTGTGTAGCCCTTTTGCCCTTATTTTTTAGGCACTTATGCGAAGCATAAGGACTAATCATAGGATGCCCGTACCCCCATCCTTCTCAGTATTGGGGATAGTCTTGTCAGCTATCTATAGACAGTCTATAGTCTAGCCTCACACCAACGCAAGGGGCAGGACAGATGAAGACCGAATTTGAAATGATCGAGGAAAAGCACGAGGCTGATATGGCCCTGACCAAGCATCAGGTCATGGAGCTGACAGCCAAGTCAATCATGTGGGGATGCCTTGGATTGGCGAGTATCCTGATCTCGATTGCTCTCTTTACCCAAGTGTAAATAGGAGAGAGATATGAAGTCTCTTGAGCAAGCAGCACACGACTACGCTCAGGCTGTACGAAATGTTCGACAGGCAACTGCTGATGTCGAAGACCTTCAAGAGAAGAAGCAACATGCAGATGAGGCTCTTGCTGATGCAAAGGTCCGAGTCGATGAAGCACTTCGAGATCTGAAGATGGCTGCAATACCCCAGACTAAATAGGAGAAAAACTATGGAACAGGACATCGCCATCAATAAGACGGCAGTGAAAGAAGGGACGTTTGAGTGGGCACTCTCGAAGCTGAAGAGTGGTCTTGCTCTCAGTCGTCAAACCTGGAATGGCCCGGATCAATTCGTTTACTTGGTTCCACCTAACCAGTACAAGGCACAGACCGGGATAGCTAAGACCGTCTTTGGTCAGGACTCTTTGGTTCCTTATGCTGGTTACTTTGCTATCAAGACAACGATTGGTGTTGTCTCAGTCTGGGTTCCAAGCACAGGAGATCTTCTTGCTGCTGATTGGTTCGTTAAACAAATCTAAATAGGATAGAGATAACTATGAGCAACGCCCCGAAAGTGACCATCGAAGAAATCCACGCCTCTATTAAGAAGGAGTCGTACACGCTACTGCCTGACGGCAAGACGACCATCTGTCAGCTGACGATGGACAACGACTTCACCATTGAGGGTTCCTCGGCTTGCGTGAGCATTAAGAACTACGACCAAGCCAAGGGCGAGAAGTACGCGAAGGAGCGAGCCATCAACAACTGCTGGCAATTCCTCGGGTGGCGCCTGGCCGATAAGCTCAAGTTGGAACAGGGTAGTTTCCTGACCCGTCTGACCCATGAAAGGAATGGACTGGCGGGGCGTTTCCACAACCTATCGTTGTTCTTTCAAAGTCCTTTGTTCAAGCAACTCAATACTGATCAGCAGATGCTTCTGAACGCTCAAGCCAGTGTCATGAAGTCTTACCTCGCTATCTTGGATAAGCGTCTTGAACTGATTGGTGAGCTGGAGTAAGACATGGATAAGGTGATACCCATCAAGAAGAAGCCCTTTGGTACTGATGCACCTGGGGCACTACGAAATCTGGCAGATGCTATAGAGTCTGGGCATTACGATGCTAAGCATGTTGTCGTTGTTGTTGAGCTACGAGATGGCAGTCATCTGTATCGTGGCTATGGCGAAGACTTCAATGGCATTCATGCACTTGGCATTCTCGAAGCTGGCAAGATCTCTGTAATAGAAGCAAACCGGGAATAAGATGAGCAACGATCTACTGACTGTTACACAGGTGAGTCAAGCATTACCCGCTGGCATGCGGAGTCTGGCGACCCAAGAGTTCACCGACAAGATCAACGGGATCGTGACTGATCCTGAGATCGCTGCTGTTGTGCGCGATAACTTCATCACCTATACGAAGGTGCTGCAAGAAGGTAAGTTCAAGACTGAGGACTATCTCAACGCTATTGCTTACTGCACCTACAAGATGATGGGCCTGAGTAATGGTGAGTCTTACGCGCGTACGTTCCCGCAACGTAACGCGGATCAGCTCGCACGCGGACTGGATGCTAAGACAATCTCTGCTTATGTAGCGATGTACCACAAGGGCAAGCTGGTTCAAGCAATTCTTGAGCAAGCGATGATTCCCTTCTGGCTCATCAATCAGGAAGCACGGCAGAGAGCATTGAACGTGCAGGTTGATTTGATGCAGAACGCTCAGAGTGAGATGGTACGAACCACGGCTGCAAACTCGGTGCTTGCTCATACCGAGAAGCCGAAGGACATGGCACCATTGGTGAACATCAATGTCACGGATACAGGTATGGAATCTTTGAAGGGTGCACTGCGAGAACTGGCTGAAGCACAGATCTCTCAAGTTTCGCAAGGTGTACCTATCCGTCAGATCGCTGAGCAGAAGCTTGGTCGAGTGATTGAACATGGCCAAGATTAAACAGTCATTGGAAGAGTGGTTGGATGATGTTGACTATTCGTTCTTGAATAGTACGGACTACATTCCAACCACCTTTGCAATGGAGTTCATGAACTTCATCAAGCTAGTTAATGGCGAGCAGGGTGAGTCGAACAAGACTCCCCCCGTTCACTTGGCAATGCTTGATAAGCTTGCTCAAAGCACGAGTGACTATCTAGTCAATCTGCTGTTTCGTGGTGCGGCTAAGACCACAGTGTTCATGGAATACATGACACTGTACCTCGCAGTATTCGGCTACCTGCCAGGACATGGCAAAGTCGAAGCAATGATCTATGTGTCGGACTCTATGGAGAATGGCGTCAAGAACGCACGTAAGAACATTGAGTTCCGATATAACAACAGTCCTTTCCTTCAGCGTTGGATCAAGAAGGCTACCTTCACTGACCCCTACTTGGAGTTTGAATCTGTTGATGGAGGCAAGCTTGGCATCAAAATGTTTGGTGCACAGACTGGCATCCGTGGTTCCAAGATCTTTGGTAAGCGTCCTACGCTATGCATCCTTGACGACTTGATTGGTGATGGTGATGCCAACTCCAAAGCTGCAATGGATGCAATCAAGAACACTGTGTATAACGGTGTGAACCATGCACTTGATCCGACACGACGCAAGATCGTATTCAACGGTACTCCCTTTAACAAAGAAGATGTGATTGTTGAAGCAGTCGAGTCTGGAGAGTGGGATGTCAATGTCTACCCAGTTTGCGAACGCTTTCCATGTACGCGCGAAGAATTTCGTGGTGCATGGGATGACCGCTTTACCTTTGACTTCATTCAAGGTCAATACGATCTAGCCATCGGTACAGGCAAGGTCGCAGGCTTCATGCAAGAGCTGATGCTTCGCGTTACCTCTGAAGAAGAACGCTTGGTGCAGGATGCTGAGATCCGTTGGTACTCTCGTGCTAAGTTGATGGAAGGGATGGGAAGTTTCAACTTCTACATCACGACTGACTTTGCAACGAGCAAGAAAACAACGGCTGACTACAGTGTCATCTCGGTTTGGGCGATCAATTCCAATGGTGACTGGTTCTGGGTAGATGGCTTTGCGAAACGAACAACGATGGATGAGTCTATCGATAAGTTGTTCTACTTCGTACAGAAGTACAGCCCGCAGCAAGTTGGTGTCGAAGTCAGCGGTCAACAGAATGCATTCATCACTTGGCTTCAGCGCGAGATGCTGGTTCGCAAGATCTGGTTCAACTTCGCTAGTAACAGCAAGTCAGGTGATCCAGGTATCCGCCCAAGCACTGACAAGCTGGTCCGCTTCAATCTCGTGGTGCCGTGGTTCAAGGCAGGCAAGATGTATTTCCCTGAAGAGATGAAGGGGAGTGTTATCATGGGCATGTTCATGGGGCAGATTCGACTGGTCACTCAGTCTGGCATCAAGGGCAAGGACGACTGTCTTGACACGATCAGTCAGCTTGGATACTTGAAGCCTTGGCTCCCCTCTGAAACCGCACCGGCAACCCCTGATGAAGTGGATCGGTGGGAACACGACCAAGTATCTGATCAGGTACTTGCCATTAACTCCTATATCGTGTGACCTCGATGAACGTCGAAGATCTATTCGAGAAGCTATCGTATGGTCCGTACTCGGCACTCTTCTCAGGAGTCAGTGGTGCGGGCTATATCGATGAGCAAAGTCAGGCTCAAGTACTGAGCCATGCCAATGATGCATTGCTTCGCATCTACACTCGATTCAATTTGATCGAGAAAGATGTGATGATCGAGATGAATGAGTTGACGACCAACTATCATCTTCGCAGTAAGTTCTCTCCGCATGACAACAGCAGTACCGAGCGTTGGCGTTACATTCTGGATCTACCTGATGAGCGCTTCACTGATGATGTCATTCGGATCTTGCAGGTATACAACAGCTTCGGTTATTCGTATCCATTGAACGATGATGGAAATCCGAATTCTCTGTTTACGCCCCAAGGCAATGTGCTTCAAGTTCCACGTCCGATTCCTGGGCAGATTCTCTCAATCACTTACCAAGCAAAGCATCCCAAGCTGGTTGATGATCTGGAACAAGAGATCATGCTTCCTGATGTACTAATTGAAGCGTTGGTTTCCTACATCGCCTACAAGAAGTACACCAACATGGCTACTGCTGAATCCTCAGCAAAAGCTCAAGAACATTTGGCAATGTTCACCCAGCTGTGCGATGAGGCATTGATGTCTGATGCTGTCAGCATTTCAACTTCAACCACCAACACCCGCTTTCAGAAGGGAGGCTTTGTCTAATGCGTAATCATCTTGATCCATATGGTGGATTGAATCCGTTGGTGGATCGTCTGCTCGGACCAAAGGCGTATGAAGTCGTTCGCTTTGTTGCATCTCGAATGGGCTTCATTGAGAAAGTCGCAGCTGATTCGTGGCGTCGTATCCCTCTCGTTGGGAAGATGTCTGGCACGGCTACCCAGTTGCTATTCCCCCCCTTGGTTCAGCTTGACGGTATCGTTGAATCAACGATCTGGTTGAAAGATCCTGTCACTGGTAATCGCTGCAATAGCGAGTCTGGTTACTTCACTGTGACCTACATGGCTCAAGGTGCTCGTATTGTTTTGAACAACAATGCACCGGTCTCGCTGCAAACGGCAGATATCCTGTGGTTCCTGACTGCTGTCGAGGTCATCAATGTCCCAGTTGCCTGATCACTCAAGCCGGATCATCTGCTCGGAATTGGGATTTCCTTATCCATTTCAGGTGTCCGTTGCTCCTGCCAAGATGGTGTTTGGCAATGTGATCCTTACTCGTTCGTCAGTGCCTCGTACCATTGTTGTCACCAACGTTGGTACGAACCCTGTTCGAATCGGTGAGATCGTTGCCTCCGGTTCCTTCACTGCAACCAGTGATGCACCCGCATATCTCAACCCAGGCCAACACTTCTTGATTGATCTTGTCTTCCGTCCTAGGAATGAAGGCATTTCAGTCGGTGGTCTATACGTCAATACGAATGGTGCTCAAGGTACTGAGTACACTTCGTTGATGGGTTACGGTTATGTCGAAGGTACTGACCCTGGCGGTGGTGAAGGTGGTAATCCTGGCGGTGGTAGTGTGCTGCCTCGTTATTGGGCATTCCTTGGCGATGGTGAGACCACTGGCTTTCCTATCGATGGTGCCGATGCGTACGACAAGTTGCTGTATGACACGTACATTGAGAATACGCCTGGGCAAAAAGACTACGTAGGTGTGAATCCTGTTGACTTCACTATCGATCCTCCTATCGATGGTGCGTCTCCTATGATTCGCTTCTTGGTTCCAGTCGAAGACAATGCAGCTGGTTACACCATTCTGCGTGGTTACGCCAAGGTGTACGAAACCCCAAAGCCAATTGAGACCGTAGCACCGGGTATCGATACGACGGTTACCGAGAACAACACAATTATTGATCGGACTAAGCAGAACACCATTTTGGTAATCAATTCGTTCGGTCCGATCACTGTGCGTATTCGTAACAAGACGGGTGACGATACGAAGGATTGGAAGAACGGTGAGTTCTTTAGCGTATTGCAGCGTGGTCCCGGTGCTGTGACGTTGGCAATGGAAAATCCTGGACAAGGCCAGCTGTACCCAGCCGAGGGATTCATCGCAACGACTCGTGGGCAAGACTGCGTTATGTCTGCCACTTGCTTCAATGCTGATGGCAACCAGTGGGTCATCAGTGGTGACATGTATCGTGAAGTGGCTTCTGCTGATGTGATGCAGATTGAGCTGATCGATCGTTCTGTGGCCAGCACTGCCGGCATCACAGTCGGAACCAAGAAGGATAGCTATACCTTGCCCTACAGCATGAAACTTGACGCTGTGGTCAATGCTGGCCTGACTGGTTCGCTGTCTGATCCCCAGACTGATGGCACAATTTTGACGATGGATATTCTGCGCAATGGTGTGTCGATCTTGACCAACAAGCTCACCATTGATAACAACGAGACGACTTCGACTACTGCAACTACTCCCGTGTCATACGCCGCAGGAGGCGATGTATTGAACAAGGGAGATGTCATCTCTCTCAGTGTGACTCAGGTAGGTAATGGCACTGGACGTGCCCTACGTGCGTACCTGCTAGGCCAGAGGCTTGTTGAATGACGACTTGGATCTATCAACGTCCTGTTGGTACCCAGAAAGTCAAAACCTACCTACCACTTTACGTGGTGGGTAAGTTGCCTGACTACGAGTCCAATAAGGATTACGAAGGGCGTCTGCAATTGATCAATGCCATCGGTCCTTCGAAGGCACGTCAGATTGGTGGCAGCGTATTGCCTAGCACCACTCGCTTCATTGTCGATGAGGAGACTCAAGAGGTTGTTGTTACTTGGAAACGAGTTCGTACTGCTGGCGAGTACGAGACTCCTCCTGCTGTTATTCGTAACGCAGGATTCGAAGAGAGTTCCAAGTTTTGGCAGTATGGGCTTGGGTGGGATCGTTCTACTGAGAATGCACTGACGGGTTCGTATAGTGGTCGCTTCTCTACTGAGCGTGGTACGTCGAAGATCATCTCGACGAGTCGCTTTCGAGTGAAGCAAGGCAAAGCGATCAATGCAAGCTGTGATGTCAGGCAGGGTGCCAGTGCAGCAGGTAACGCTGGTGCTGCTGTCATTCTTCAGTGGTATGACGCTGACGGTAATGAGCTGAGCCTGAGCCAAGGCAATGCTGTTATGTCTGCCAGTAAGAATAAGGTGTATCCCTCACGGGTTACAGCTGTTCCACCTGAAGGCGCTGTCGAAGTTGCAATCGGTGCAGTTGGTTCTCGTGTACGTGAGAATAAGAATGTCTGGTTGGATAATTTTGTCTGGGATCATCTGGTGTATCCCGAGATCAATGAGCTGCCACCGGAAGGTGATCTGGATCTGATCTTGGAAGTAACTGACTCCACTGGTCGTACTGCCATCTGGCAAGGTATGATTTCTGAAGATGGCGTTTCAGTCACCAGCCAGTTGTATCCGTTCTACCAATGGGAAGATTTTCAAAATATCCCTGCTGTTGCAAATCTTCGTTCTCAACCAGGTAACTTCAAAAACACTGAAGCATTTCAGCAGAATCCTTCATTGATGTTTGAGATCAATAATGTCAGGAAGAAGCTTGATGCAGGATATGAAGAAATAACTCATGATCCTTCTGTAGCCAACTTTGATATTAGGACTGTTAAGAAATCTACATCAGATTCTGCATCTATCACGAATACACCAGCGATGGCTAGCTTCGAAATCAAGAAAACACCTCGCATCAATCTCACTACAGATTCGATCACCACTATCCCGTCAGTCACTTGGAGCTATGGGTAATGAACATGCAAGACAATAGCGCTGGAGTACTTGAGATTCATCAGGAGTACTCTGGTCATTACAAAATGGAAGTGATTCGTGCTGCTACCGGGAAGCGGGAAGATCTTACCGACTGGCAAGACAACCTCATCACTGATTATGCATTGGAAGCTATCGGTGGAATTCCGAATGAAGGTATTGATCTTCAGTACCTCTCTAGCTGGCTTCGTGCAGTTGGTGTCGGTACTTCCGCTGTACCGCCTGCGGTTACTGATGTGACGTTTGGTGCATTCAATGCGGAAACTGCTACAACGAATTCGACTGCACGTGGCTTTACAACTGTGGCGCCTTTCTATGCTTGGTATCGCAGTGAGTTCCAATTTTCACCCGCAGCTGCTGAAGTAAACCTTGCCGAGCTTGGTTTGTTCAATAATCAAATCCAGACTCGTAAGTTGATCACGCATGCTTTGATTAAAGATGCTCAAGGCAATCCCACAACTGTTACATTGCTAACTGGTGATATTCTAGTTCTGACGTATGAGATCCGTTGCTATGCTCGCACTACGGATGTTGTAAAGACTCAGACGATTAAGGGCGTCGAACAAACTTTTACGATTCGTCCTTCAATGCTGGGTACGTCTGAAGCAGGAGAAGCCAGCGCAACGATTCTGTGGAGTTCATATCCGTGGGGTGGGTACTGGTATCTCAATGGTCAAGGTGTTGGTCCTTCTACAGGCAAGCCCTCAGGCGCTGAGTCCATGTACACCTCTTACCAACTGGTGACTCAAGCCTATACTCCGAACAGTAAGTATCGTGATGTTGTAGTTCGTCTAGGCATCAATGACGCTATTGATGCAACTATCACTGGCTTCCGTTCCTTGAGTGCAGCAGTGCAGTATCAGCTTGGCATCACTCCTGGCGTTCCTAAGACCGCTGACGAGATTGTGAATCTGACTCTACGTATGTCATGGGGGCGATACACCCCATGATTCCTGTAGCCTCAGCGAAGGTTCTGAAGGGTTCTTACGTTGAGCAACAGAACCGCTCAGGACAACCGTTGATTGACTACGAACGTGGTGGTCTTGCTCTAGGGCAAGCCACCTCGAATCTGACAGAAGCTTTGTGGACAGCCCAGTACATTGACGGAAGTGTTGTAGTCTTTCGAGACAATGTGCCTCCTGTCATTATTTTGACGGAGCCTGGGATTACACAGATTGCTCTGGCGTTCGACCAATCAATGCAAGCACACATTGCCTATATGGTTGGCAATGTGTGTAAGTTCTACTACTACAGCACTCTGGAAAATGGTATGCGTACCATGGAAATCCCAGGTGCTACTAACCCACGACTCTGCTTGGACGAAAAGCGTTCCCCTTTCTCTGGTAGAGCTGATATCCTTCTTTCCTACAAGAAAGGTACAGATCTTGTGGTTAGGGTGCAGCGTGAACGCTATGGCGTAGAATACGTCCTGGCGTCAAATCTCCCAGGTGACCTGTTGTCTGTTGGACTGAACTCAGTCAATAGGCTTCAGTGGAATCTGAGGCGCAGTTGAGATAGACGTTGCTGTCTACTGGGCCGGGTGAACTTGTAGTTCCCCCGGCCTTTATCTTGCCCTAAACTGCGGGCAACACTTACAAAGGTACAGGGGCAATGGCTGAATCTACTGATGTTCTCTTGGCTCGCATGGATGAGCGCCTAAAGACTCACGCTGAATCCAATAAGGATATTCTTCAGCAGTTGAAAGCGCAGAACGAGCAGCTCATCGCAATGAGCCAACGGATGCAAAACGTAGAGACAAGTCTTACTACTCAGAAGCCTGTGATTGATGACTTCATTACCATCAAGCATAAGGTCGTTGGTGCAGGTCAGTTCGGCAAATGGGTATGGGTTGTAGCTACAGCACTGGTCACTGCATTGCTGACCGGTCGTGAAAAGATTGCTGCATGGTTGGCAGGTGGCTCATGATTAAACTGATTCCAAACTGGAAGAAGAGTTGGAAGTTCAGCAGTATCTGGTACATGGGTGGTGCCTTTGTACTGAACATTGCTGACTTCATTGTTTCCAATGTTCCCCTTGGCTCAATCAATAAAATTCCTCACGGAAAGAGCATCACCATTGTTCTTCTTGGTATGGCAATGATTGCTCGTGTCCTCAAGTTCAAAGGATCATCAGATGGCTCAGAAACTGAGTAACGGAAAGAAGACCGGCATTGCAGGTATTGCTGCATTGATCATTGGTGCTGTGGTTGCTGTTGAAGGTGGATATGTCAACAACCCAGCTGACCCAGGTGGTGCAACCAATCATGGCGTTACTGAGCAGGTAGCTCGTGCCAATGGTTATACAGGTGATATGCGAGACCTGTCGGTTGAAGCAGCAAAATCGATCTACTACAACGACTACATCGTCAAGCCGGGCTACGCTCCACTGATTGAAATCAGCCCTGCTGTGGCATGGAAGCTTACGGATATCGGTGTTAACACCGGTCCAGCTCGTGGTTCGAAATGGCTTCAGTCAAGCCTCAACGCACTCAACCGAGACGGAAAAGACTACCCACAACTTACCGTGGATGGTAAGGTAGGCCCAGCTTCCATTCGTGCATATCAGAGTCTTGAGCGTGTTCGTGGCAAGATCAAAGCATGCGAGCTGACGATTAAATTGCTGGACAGTTATCAGGCACAGCACTATGTCAGTCTGACCAATCTCAAGACTTTCACAGTCGGTTGGGTTGATCATCGCATCGGTAATGTCCCTTTGACCAAGTGCACCAATTTTGGAGATACCTTCGATGTGGCAAAAGACACTCATTAAGTATCTGCCTCACTTCTTGGTTCTCGTTGCTTTGGTAGCCTTGGGTACATGGGGCTACCATTCAATCAAACAAAGCGGCTTCCGTGAGGGAGCCGCTTCTGTTCAACTGCAATGGGATGAGGACACAGCCAAGTACCTTGCAGAGATCGAACGACTCAAGAACAGCTATGCAGAGAAAGAAGCAGAGCACCGTGCAGAGAACCAGAGGATTACTCATGAGCTTTCCCAAGCGAACCAAAAGCATGCTGTTGAAATTGCTTCCTTGCAGTCTGATCTTGCTAAGCGCATGCAGCTCAACACCCAACGCACGGCCATATACCAACGTCAGGCCGAAGCTGGAGCCGCTGAGTGTCGAGATCTCGCAAGCCATGCAGGCCGACTCGACGCCGCTCTTGAAGAAGGGCGCAGCTTGGAACGAGAGTACCGGTCAACTCTTGGACTCCGTGATCGACAAATCCAAGCCCTGAGTAGTCAGATTCGTAACGACCGTAGCCTGATGGAAAACTGATATGGACCAGATTTACAAAGAGCAGCATGAAGCTCTACCGCAACGTTTGACTGACTGGAAGAAGGAGCCAACCCTTCTGAGTCTGAAGCGTGATCTGGAAGCGGCTAAGCCGTCACACCAATCGCAGATGACTCGTATCATCGAGTGGGACAACCTGCGTAATGTGACTGGCAAAGAGCGCCCACAGAAGCTTCGTGGACGTTCAGCTGTACAGCCTAAGCTGATTCGTCGTCAAGCCGAATGGCGCTATGCAGCGCTGTCTGAGCCGTTCCTTTCGAATCATCGATTGTTCGAAGTGAAGCCTCGTACAGCTGAAGATGTCTCTGCTGCTGAGCAGAATCAGCTTCTCTTGAATTATCAGTTCGACAACCAAATCAACAAGGTCCAGTTCCTTGATGACTTGGTTCGATCCGATGTTGATGAAGGCACTGCAATTGTTCGTGTTGGCTGGAAGCAACACAGCATCAAAGTGAATGAAGATGTTCCAGAGTTCGATCACTTTGAGATCGAATCTGCTGAGCAAGCACAAGCTTTGCAGCAAGCTCTTGAGCTGAAGGAAAGCAATCCACGTGGTTACAATGAATCTATCGATCCTGCTACACGTGCTGCTGTGGATCTGTACAACGAAAGCGGACAAGCTACGTACGCAGTACAGACCGGAGTTGTCACCACCAAGGTTGACAAGCTGATCGAGAATCGACCAATTCTTGAAGTGCTTAATCCACACAATGTGATCATTGATCCATCGTGTAATGGTGATCTTGATAAGGCAATGTTTGTCATTGTCTCTTTCGAGACAAGCTTCAGCGAGCTAAAGAAAGAAGGCAAGCGTTACAAGAATTTGGAAAAAGTGATCTGGGACAACAACAGTCCCGCCACTCATCCAGAACATGAAACCGTCACTCCGGATACGTTCCAGTTCAACGACAAGGCTCGTAAGAAAGTCGTGGCGTTTGAGTACTGGGGCTTCTATGACATTGACGGCGATGGCAATCTAACGCCAATTGTTGCTACTTGGATCGGTAACATTCTCGTTCGAATGGAAGTGAATCCATTCCCGGACGGCAAGCTGCCATTCGTCATGGTTCGCTACTCTCCCAAGAAGCGTGAACTATACGGTGAGCCTGATGCCGAACTGCTAGGTGATAATCAGCGGATCATGGGTGCAATCATGCGAGGCATGATTGATATCATGGGTCGCAGTGCCAATGGTCAGCAGGGTATTGCTAAGGGCATGCTTGATCCATTGAACCGTCGTCGTTATGACAATGGTTTGGACTATGAGTACAACCCAAACAACAATCCTGCGAATGCATTGATTCAGCACACTTTCCCTGAGATTCCTCAGTCGGCAATGGTGATGTTGCAATTGCAGAGCCAAGAAGCTGAGTCGATGTCCGGTGTTAAGGGCTTCGGCGATGGTTTGAATTCTGGTGCCTTGGGTGATGTGGCTGCCGGTATCCGAGGTGTATTGGATGCATCGAGCAAGCGTGAACTAAGTATCGTTCGTCGCCTGTCCAAGCTGATGCAAGAGATTGGTGCCAAGATGATTGCGATGAACTCAGAGTTTTTGAGTGAATTCGAAGTCATCCGAATCACCAATAAAGAATTCGTCAAAGTTAATCGAGAAGATCTCAAGGGTAACTTCGACTGCATTGTTGATGTCTCAACTCCTGAGCAAGACAATACTCAAGCGCAGGATCTGGGATTCATGCTTCAGACCATTGGTCCGAACATGGACTTCAACATGACCAAGATCATCCTCCGCAAGATTGCTCTGCTGAAGCGTATGCCGGATTTGGCCAAGGCCATTGAGGATTACCAGCCACAGCCGAACCCGATGCAGGAACTGGAACAGCAGAAGGCTCAGATGGAGATTCAGGAGATCCAGGCCCGAATTGATCTGGTCAAGGCTCAGACCCAGAAAGCTGCTGCTGATGCCCAGGCTACGACTGTGGATACGGTTAAGGAAGCCAACGGTACCAAGCATGTCGAGAAAATGCAGAGTCAGCAGAGTCAGGCTGAAGGGAACCAAGATCTACAAATCACCAAGGCTCTCCTCGAAAAAAGGAAGGAGGGAGAGACAGAGGGTGATGTGGAAGCGGCGATTGGGTTCAATGCCCTATCCCGTAGTGGACAGGTATAACAACATAGATCTATTATTGTGGAAGGTGAGCCGGCCCTCGGCTCATCGATCCATTACAAAACCACCAACGAGACCAATTAGTCATGCAGACTGAAGTCACAACTGAAGCTCTTGTCCGCCAGCTCAATTCGGCTAAAGAAGCCAAGCTCAAGCTGGAAAAGCTCCAACGCCTGTGTCAGAACCGGGACTTTAAGGAACTGATTCTCACGGACTATGCCAAGAACGAGTGTGCTCGTCTGGTTCAGATGAGTATCCATCCTGGTCAGAGTCTGGATGATCAAGCCAAGTACCTGAAGATGGCACAAGCAACTGGTGGTATCGAGATGTATATTCTCGCTCAGGAGCGCATGCTCACGAATGAGATCAACAACATCGCCCAGCTGGAAGAAGAAATCGAGCTGTCTCGCCAGGAAGACGATACTCAGAGTGACGAGGCTTAATCCTCATGCCGAGTATTTTGGAACTGTCTGACGAAGAGTTCCTGAATAAGGGTGTGCCTGCTCTCATGGATGAGCAGGCTGCTACCCAGCAGGAAGATCCTGGTGCCCAGACCACCGAAGAAGTTGTTAACCCGGAAGTTGTTGAAGAAGTTCAACAAGTTACCGAAGTTGAAAACACTGGCGAGCAAGTAGCAGAAAATGCTACTGTCACGCCGTCCGATACGGGAGACGGCACTGTTCCTGCCCCTGGTTCTGAGACTACCCCTCCGGTCAAGGAAGCGGGCACTCAGGACAACAGCAATCCTGACGCTACCGGTAGTTCCGGTACTGGTGAGGTTGTTGAGGGAGCTGGTACTACCGAGACTCCCCCGGATTACAAGGCTGAGTACGAAAAGCTTATGGCGCCATTCACTGCGAATGGGCGCAAAGTCGAACTGAAAAGTCCTGAAGAAGTAAAGCAGCTGATGCAGATGGGTGCTAACTACACCCGGAAGATGCAGGAACTCGCTCCGCATCGTCGCGTTCTGACCATGCTGCAAAACAACAAGCTGACGGATGAAAGCCAGTTGTCCTTTCTGATTGACCTCAGTAAAGGTGACAAGGCAGCAATCCAGAAGCTGTTAAAGGATTCTGGCATCGATCCGCGAGACATCGATGTTGATGCAGAATCGACGTATCAAGGTGGCAATCATCGCGTCAGTGATCGGCAGGTAGATTTCCAATCCACGGTTGATGAACTTCAATCAATGGATCGAGGAAAGGAAACCATCGCAGAGGCTCTGAAGTGGGATCAAGCCAGTATCGATGCGGTTGGGAATGAACCTGCTGTATTGCGTACCATCCATGAACATCGTGTCAGTGGCGTCTATGACGTTATTGCCAATGAAGTGAATCGTCGTCGTACTCTGGGTGTCATCCCTGTGTCTACTCCGTTCTTGCTTGCTTACCGGGAAGTGGGTAACGAATTGGCTCAGGCCGAAGCTGCGAAGAATACGGTTGCCCACCAACCGGTCAAGCAAGCACCGGCACCTGTCGCCAAGACCGTTGCTCAACCTGCAAAGCAAGCAGTATCGGAAAAGGCTCAAGCTGCGGCTGTAACCCGTAGCACGCCAGCAAAAGCTGCTGCTCCTCCCATCAATCCTCTGGCCATGTCCGACGACGACTTTCTACGTCAGATGGCAGGCCGCGTGTAACGAGATCTGAAGATCATGCCTCTGAATTACAATGCCCCCGCCGAGGGCGACAAGTCGAGCATCGACGGTGCTGGTTCCGACCAGATGAACACCTTCATGTGGCTCAAGAAGTCGATCATCGAGTCACGTCGTGATCAGTACTTCATGCCGCTGGCCAACGTCACCAACATGCCGAAGAACTACGGCAAGAAGATCAAGGTCTATTACTACGTTCCGCTGCTGGATGATCGCAACATCAACGATCAAGGCATCGACGCAAACGGTGTCAGCATTGCCAATGGCAATCTGTACGGTTCGTCGAAGGACATCGGTGTGATCACCTCGAAGCTGCCGACTCTGACCGAGAACGGTGGTCGTGTGAACCGAGTTGGCTTCACCCGTCTGGAACGCGAAGGTAGCCTGCACAAGTTCGGCTTCTTCTACGAGTGGACCCAGGAATCTGTGGACTTCGACTCGGACGATGAGCTGAAGGATCACCTGAGCCGTGAGCTGATGAACGGTGCTGTGCAGCTGACTGAAGCTGTGCTGCAAGCCGACCTGCTGTCGATGGCTGGTACCGTGTTTTATGCTGGTGCTGCGACCAATGATGGCGAAGTCACTGGTGAAGTGACTCCTGCTGCCAACGGCAACCCGGAGATTCCGGCTTCGTTGGTGGACTACCGTCTGCTGATGCGTCTGGATCAGACCCTGACCGATCTGCGTACTCCGACGCAGACCACCATCATCACTGGTTCGCGTTTGATCGATACCAAGGTGATCGGTGCTACTCGCGTGATCTACGTGGGTTCTGAGCTGGCTCCGCTGCTGAAGGGCATGACGGACCTGTTTGGTAACAAGGCGTTCGTCGAGATCCAGCACTACGGTAATGCCGGCACCATCATGAACGGCGAGATCGGTACCATCGACTCGTTCCGTATCATCCAGGTTCCGGAAATGCTGCACTGGGCTGCGAAGGGTGCCGAAGTTGGTAACAACCCTGGCTACCGTTCGAGCACCAACAGTGCTGGTGAAGAACGTTATGACATCTTCCCGATGCTGGTTGTCGGCGACGATGCATTCACCACCATTGGCTTCCAGACCGATGGCAAGACCGTGAAGTTCTCGGTCATCACCAAGGTTCCTGGTAAGGACACTGCGGATCGTAATGACCCGTATGGTGAGACTGGTTTCAGCTCGATCAAGTGGTACTACGGTATCCTGATCAAGCGCCCGGAACGTCTGGGTTTGATCAAGACCGTTGCTCCGATCTAATCGGCAGCGGAACCAAGATGGGGAGAGTGATCTCCCCATCTTCAATTTCATATAGAGAAAGCAGCAGCCATGAGCGAACAACAGAACACCGAATCGCTGGACCCGCAGGATATGACTCCGGAACAGCGTGATAATGAAGAGAAGGCAGTGCTTCGTGCACGCCTGAAGACGATGGGTCAAACCCCGTCAAACAATGCCAGCCTGGAAACTTTGCGTGCTCAGTTGGAAGCCGCTATGTCAGGCAAGGCACTAACGCAGGAGCGGGCTGCTCAGCCTATGCCCGGTACTTCTACACCAGATGCACCTGCGAAGCCTGTGTCGCTGCATACGCTGCTGCGTAGCAAGGCGAGCAAACTTCGTCGTGTACGTATTACCTGTCACAACCCGAATAAGCGTGATTTGCCCGGTGAGTTTTTCACCGTAGGCAATAACTACATGGGCACGATCAAGCGATTCGTTCCCTTCGGTGAGACCACCGACAATGGCTGGCATATTGAGCAAGCCATCTATGATCTGATGAAGTCCCGCAAGTATGTGGACATTCGAACCAAGACTGTGAAGGGTACTGGTCAGGTTCTGGTGACCACTCGTCTTGCTGCTGAATTTGGTATCGAAGATCTGCCCGATCTGACCCCAGCAGAACTCAAGCAGCTGGCCACTGCTCAGCTTGCAGCTGGTACTTCGGAAGTCGGCTAAGCTGACCTGAAGGCAGTAAACTAGGCCCACTGACCTTCTTGGTTCAGTGGGCTTTTTTCTTTCTACACGGATCAAGACATGGCACGTCAACATGGCGAACAGGATGCAAAGAGCATCCTCACGTATTTGATTGAAGATCTGAACATTCAACTTCCGGATATTGATTGGGATGACCCGATCTGGAAGTTGCCGATTGATGCAAACAGTGCTCTGTTTAAAAGCATCCCTTCAGTCAACCTGAAGGATCTGAGTGATGGTTGCCCAACTGGTGATGGTGTATTCGACAAGCTGATGTCGAGTGCCAAGCAGCATCTGCTGATGGAATATCAAGCGGGTCGTATTACCGCTGGTGATTACACCAAGGCATACATCTCTCTGGTTGAGAGTGTCATGCAGAATGCAACACAGTTCTTGCTTCAGAAAGATCAAGCGTTCTGGCAAGCACAGGTTGCACAGCTGCAGGCATTCTCTGCATTGATCCAGACCCAGACTGCAAAGGCTGAGTACGCCAAGGTTGTTCTGGATGCCCAGACTTCTGGTGCAACGTATGCACTGACTACGATGAAGCTGGCTACTGAAGATCAGGCTTTCGGTACTGCTACTTACAACCTCGGCAATATCCTGCCGGCTCAGTGGGCACTGGTGAAAGAACAGGCTGAGGTGCAGCGTGCACAGACTTTGGATACTCGCACCGATGGTTCTGCGGTTGCTGGTTCTGTTGGTAAGCAACGTGAGCTGTACTCACAACAGATTACGAGCTACCAGCGTGATGCTGAAATCAAGGCCGGTCGTCCATTCATTGATGCATGGATTGCTATGAAGACCATTGATGAAGGTCTGACTCCTCCGGATGGCTTTACCAATGCCAATCTGGATAAGGTGTTGAGCACCATCATGACCAAGAATGGATTTGAGTAATGGGTATCTTCGGAAGTCGAAAGAAGACCTACGTTAGTTCAGTCGTCTACAACATGGCTGGCGATGAGAATGAGCGCCCGTCGTACTTGAAGACAACTGTCCTAGGCGGTGTACTGAACAATGTTCCTAGCCTCGGACAAACGATTACGAACAGCTATCTCAATGGTCCTGCAATTCGTTTCCGAAGCTTTGCTCGTTGGTCTCGCCGTACTGGTTATACGGATACTGTCGGTCTAGTGACCGGCAGTATTTCCGTGGGTAACTCTGTGGATATCAATGTTCTGAAAGAACAAATTCCACATGCAGCAAACCAACAAGTACAAGTTCAGTCGGTGAAAATTGGCGATGCTGATTACACCTACTGGGCTGATCGTTGGATGCTTGAAAACCATCCTGATCAAATCAATGAAGATTGGACTGCTGACATTGAAGGTCAGACGATCCGCATTCTGTTCAATGATGTTGTTACCTACAGTTTCGTTGCTGCTGACTTCATCGACACAAGTCGATATCTCTACGCAACGTATCTGCTTGCAAATGATCCAGAACAGCAACCTACCGTTCCTGGTGATATTGTCGTCTTGGCTCAAGGTGAGCCATATCCATCCACCGATGGTTGGGAAGAGATCAACAATTCAGTAGTGAATACTGACGTTGATCTGGTGACTGATATTGAAAAAGATGTGACCTATTCTGATGGTCGTCCTGCTGAGCATTCGAAATCGAGTACGACTCGAACCGAAACCTATCAGGAAATTCATCGTGTCTATATGAAGGATGAGTTCAAAGGCAACAAGCCTGATAGTGATTCGACCTACTCTGTCGAATCGACTATGTATCAAGATCAGGTCCGTGATGTAACGGAAGCTGTGACTGTGGTATCTGCTGATGAGGATATCGGTGGTGGAGTAACCAAGACCACTAAGACGACAACCACTACTCAGAACCTAAGTGTTCAGCGGTCTTATCGTATCGATACGCAAGAAACGATTGAGTCTAGTTGGAGTGATGCACAAGTTTTCATCTACCGTCGTGGCTCTGGTAATGCAGTGCTTGATGCAATGTTCAACCCACGCACAGGTGAGCAACAATTTTTTCCTTTCATTCCTTACCGGATCAACAACGAATTCATTTCTCCAACGAATTTGCCTGATGTTTACGAAGCTTCCAAGAAGGCTCTGAAAAAGAGCACGACTGGTAAGTACGATGACATCATCGAAAAGATTAAAGACAATGAAAGTCTGAAAGACATTGACTACGCTTACAGCGTGTTTGGCGTTTCCCTCAATGTCAAGGAAGTTGCATGCCGTGAGTATGTCTACAGGTTCTTCAAGTCAATTTTGGAAGTTGCCAGTGTCGGTACTGACGGTGAGTACACTGCATGGAAGCTTGCTTGGGATGCAGCAGATGCATCTCTGAAGCAATGGTCTACTTGGAAAGCAGCTCAGGCTGATTCTACCAATCCACTCTATGGCACTCCGGAGCCGGTACAACAACCGTATCCTCCAATGCCTACGAACGAAATCAAGATTCGTTCGGACAAAAACAACGTGATGAATTACAACATCACGATCAGTTGGAATGGGATCACTGAAACTGAGCATACTGGGCATGGTCGCCCTGGAGCCAAGAAGGGTGATCTATGGTTCAGTCGTGGAGTGAACGAGATCTTTGCTGAGCTAGGTTACGTCGGTGGTATCTGGGGAGTGTTGGATAACATCTCAGTCAACGACATCAACCTCTATTGGCAGGATGAAAATGATTCGTACCGAATCATGAATGTCCGTGGCTTGCTTCATCGTAATGAAATCTACAAAGGCAAAGCAGTTGAGATTGATGCTGCTGATGCTCTTGTCGATACAGATGAATCAGGTTTCATCATTCCACTGCATGAGGGTATTTACCAATCAATGCCTCTAACGAGGTCCACTCAGATGGCTACTGCATGTAGCTTCATCGTCTTCAACTGCTATCAGGTAGTGAAGAAGAAGTGGTACCAGACTGGCTTGTTCAAGGTAGTTCTGATTATTGTAATCATCATCATCAGTATCTATACCGCTGGTGCTGGCGCCGCTGCTTCTGCTGGCATCCTTGGTTCAAGTGCTGCGGTAGGTGCAGCGATTGGTTTGACAGGTGTAGCAGCCATTGTTGTGGGTGCTATTGCTAATGCCATTGCTGCAATGATCCTGGTATCTATTATTCAAAGAGCTGCGGTTGCTCTGTTTGGTGAAAAGATTGGTGCTATCGTTGCTGTAATTGCTGCCTTCGTTGTCTTGAATGTAGGCACAGCAATGGCTACTGGTCAGTCTATGGCTAGCGGTTTTGCCAATATGATGCGGGCTGACAACCTGCTAGCTCTGACCAATACCGGCCTGAACGCCTACACGAACTATGTGAACGCTTCTACCCAAGATATCTTGCTAGAGACCCAGAAGATCATCGAGGGTTATAAGGTAGAATCTGAGGCGATTGCTCAGGCATACGCCGAAGCATTCGGGGTGAACAAGGGCGTCATTGACCCCCTCTCCTTGACTGAGGCAGCACGGAGCTATATCCCGGAAAGTCCGGCATCGTTCCTTGAGCGGACTCTAATGGTAGGAAGTGATATTGCAGGTCTGAGTCTGGACATGCTCGGCAACTTCTCTGACCTGACTCTTTCGACAAATCTTCAAACGTAAAGGCAACGCCAATGGCAACGACTCTTCAAGATTGGCAGTCCAGCTACCCGGCACTAGCCAATCTCAACTTTGGTACCAACTCCATCACAGGTGGTACGGACATCTTCTCAGGCTCGTACGGTCTGGGTCGTCCAACTGGCATGGCGGATTTGCCAGCAACCAACTACGGAGCCAACGGTGCTGGCTTCGTTCCTGCTCAAGGTGGTGCAGGGGTAGCTGGCATTGGTGGTATGGGTGCAGGCGGTTCAGGTCTTGGTTGGAACATGAATACCCTCCAGCTTGGTCTGGGTGGTCTTCAAACTCTGGGTGGCTTGTATGGTGCATTCCAGGCCAACAAGCTGGCACGTGATCAGTTCAATTTCAGCAAGAGCTTCGCTAACACGAATCTCAACAACTCAATGCAAACCTACAACACGGCACTTGCTGATCGTGCACGTTCTCGTGCTGTTGTTGAAGGTCAGTCTGATGCAGAACGTGATCAGTATGTTGATCAAAATCGTCTGACTCGTTCGTAAGGAATACAGATGGCCACTCTTCAATATCGTCCTATTGATGCACCGGACTTCAGTAGTTCCATGCGTGGACTACAGTTGTTCAATGATCAGTTGAACAACGCATTTGGCGCAGCCAACAGCACCATTAATATGCTGCGCGGTCAACAGACGCAAGCTGCTGATCAAGAAGTATTGATGCGTGCATTGCGTCAGCAAGATGCTGCTGGTCTTAGTGGTGCACTGGCTGATGGTTCATTGCTTCAAGGCATCAACCCGAATCGCTTGTCTGCAAGTGTCTTGACTGGATTGCAAGATCAAGTTGGTTCTCGTTTGAACCAAGACCGTACTCGTCAGCAATTGCAACAAGGTGCATTCAATCTGGAACAAGACCAGTATGGTTTCAACCGTACTGTGGATTCGAATACCCGTACTGATGCTGCTCGTGAAGCAGTGAATCGTATTACTGATGCAGCACGTCGAGGCAATCAAGCTGAAGTTGCTCAGTTGCAACAGCAGTATGCTCCAGTGCTTCAGCAACTCAATGCCGATCAGTCAATGGCATTGGCGCAGAATACGCAAGGTCTTACCCGAGGTGAACTCGGTCAACGCACTGGTGAGTTTGGTCTCGCTAAGGATAAGTACAACCTCAGTATTGATCAGCGTAATGATACCGAATCACGCAAGGCACAGACCATTGCTAATGATGTTCTGCGAATGTCTGCGGGTGCAGAAGATGCTCGTGCGTCTTTGGAAAGCATGACCAACCTTGATCCGAATATTCGTGCTCAAGCAACTCGTCTCGTACAGGCTGCATTCCCAGGTACTTACGGTCCCCTTGGTTCAGGTGGTGCAAGTGCTGGCGCTTCTGCCGGTGGCATTACTTCTGCTCCGGGTACTGCTGGTACTCGTCAAGGTAGCCCTTACGACACCACGTTCCAGTTCCAGGCTACGCCACGTCCTATTACGCAGATGGCGATCGGTGATGTCATCAATCATCAAGCTGGGATGATCAGCAGTCAGGGTCACAGCCCCCTCGGTGCATTTCAAATCAACAAGGGCACTCTTGAAGACTTCGGTCCTAAGGTGCTTGGTGCTGATTGGAAGAGTCAACCGTTCACGCCTGAGAATCAGGACAAGATCGGCAAGGCAATCTTCGATGCACGTAAGAATGGCAACCTCAAGGATACTTGGGCTGCATTGCCTGACTCCAAGCCGGGTGCTTATAAAGATCTGTCTTGGGATGAAATGCGTCAACGCATCTCACAAGCAGAAGTTGGTCAAGCAGTTGGCAGTGTTGCCAATGAAGTGATGCAGACGAATTCCGGTACTGCCGAAGTTTTGACGCGAGCAATGCAGAACAATGCTACTGGTATCAGCAACGACTTTGGCACAACTGTTGCAGATAACCGCGATGCCGGTCAGGTGGTTGATGAATTGACGGGTGAGAATGGTTCGTTCTCTGGGTCGAACCGTGGTGACATCATGCGAGAAATTCAGCGTGTGATGTCTCAAGGTAACGTCAATGCTGCAACTGCTGCTGCTGTACTTCGTCGAAACATTACCAACGCTCCTGGGTCTGCATCAGAGTACTTGCAATACGGAATTAACCGTTTGCTATCACCAATTCGGTCCAGCCCAAATCTCGGTAACGGTGTACGCCTGAACGATGATGGGATCGATGCTGCTATTGAAAGTCTGCGTAATGGCAGTCAGTTCACCAACTTTGTTTCTAATCAGGAAACGGGAGCGGTGGCTGCTCGCTTGCAGACTGCTCAAGTTGCATACAACGATGCTGTGTCCCAGTTGGCTGCAATGACTCAACGTGCTGCAACTCAACCGGGCTTGCGTGCTCAGTTGCCTCGCTACCAAGCCAGGGTTCAAGCTGCACGTCAGCAACTTGACTCCATCCAGGAAGCGCAGCGGGCACTGCCACAGTTGCGTCCTGACTTCCAGCGTACAACGCCGGAACCGGTGGCTGAGAGTCGAGGTGGTTCATTCAACCGGGCAACGGAGATTCTCCGACAAGCCCAGGCGAATCAAGACATGTTCATTCCGGTCGGTGCACCGTAAACTGCAACAAGGAAGACCCCGCTCCGGCGGGGTTTTCTGTTATTGTAGTCTCTACCAACTTACCTCTAACAAGGACTCCAACCAAGATGGCGATCACCGACATTCTGCGTTCGGCTCTGAGCACCCCGGTCGTTACTCCTGACCCTGTGCTGCCAGCCCCGGCGCAAGTCGCTGCTCCTGCGACGCCTGATATGAACAGCGTCGATTTCTACCAAGTAGCTGCTGGACAGGGCAACCAGTCTGGTGCAGCTACGATGAGTGAACTGGAAGCAGATCTTCGCACCATGCTGCCTTCGGATATCTATGCGAAGTACGGCAGCAACGCTACCAATCTCATCTTGGCTCAGGGGGCAGGCAATGCTGCCTTCCAACGAGACCAATCACTGAACAACCGGAATCTGTCACAGGCTTCGGCTGACATCATCTCTGGTGTTGGTTCCGGCTTGGGCAATGCATTCGCTGGTATTGGTGCCCTGGCTCTGGGTGCTGTCAGTGATGAGGCCGGTTCCTGGGCATCTGAAAAAATTCAAGATGCGAACGAATTCGTCCAAGGTACTCAAACCGATGTCCTGAACGCTCGTAGGCGTTCCACACAGGCCGTCACGGCTCTGGACAACCGAGACTCCCAGGCACAGTTCGAAAGCGAACGTGAGTCCATGGGGGAGTTCCCAGCGGCACTCCGACAGATTGGTCGGGATACGGTCAACACGGTCGTCAATAGTGTGTCTGATGAAACCACTTTCATCCAGGGCACCTCGGATGCTGTCGGTTCCCTGCTGGGTGCTGGTCCGATCACCAAGGGTTTGAGGGCTATCGGCGCTCCCATCGCCCAGGCGATTGGTCGAGCCTCTGGTGCTCCACTGGCAGCTGCTATCGCTGCTGAGCGTGTGGGTGCTGCTGTATCGACGCCTGCGGCCATTGCAGCTATGGAAGCTGGCGGTGCTTACCAGCAGACGACGAATGCCGTCATGGAACAGTCGTTTGACGAACTCAACCGCACGAGTCCTCAGTTCCGTGAGCTGGTCGCCTCTGGCGTGAGCCAAGAGGATGCACGTACACAGCTGGCAAGTAGTGCTGGTCGTCAGGCTGCTCTCATCCAGGCTCCTATCGCTGCTGCTACCGGTGCCCTGGTTGCTCGCTTTGAAGCAAGCCCATTCCATGTGCCGAATCTGCGTACTGCCTTGGCTAACGCTTTGGTACGTGAACCACTGGAAGAAGGTATCCAGTCTGGTACTGGTGGTCTGGCCCAGAACTATGCCATTCAACAGAACGTCAACCCAACTCAACAACTCTCTGAAGGTGTTGGTGAGCAAGTGGGCCAAGGTGCACTGTATGGCTTCAGTGCTGCTGGTACTGTCCAGCTTCCAGGTGCAAGTGGTCGTGTTGCACTAAAGGCAGCAAATGGCACGATGCAAGGTCTGAAGTCTGTTGTGTCTCCAGTCTTCAATGGTCTTGTTGAGCGTGGCAATCGCATCATTGCTGAAAATGAAAAGAGTAGCCCATTGGCTGACTCCGTTGTTGGCAATGCTGCTGCTGAAGCTGTGGCTCAAGCGCCTATGGCTGCTGAAGAGATCCGTGCAGCTATCGATGCACAGGACATTGCACCAGAAGAGAAAGCTAATGCTGTCTCTTACGTAGACACTCTGATGAATCAGCTGACGGTTAACCCGGCTGAAGTCGAAGAAGTTGGCTATGGTGAGAACATTCGCCCACTGATTCTCAATGCTGGGAATCGTGTTGAGGCAATGCAGAACTTGGCTGAGTTTGTCAACCGAGTGAAGGAAGATACGCCGGATTCTATCGAAGCTGGTTACGCACTACTGCGCATGGCTCAGTCCGTACAGGACTTCAAGATGCGTGAGTCTGCTGGCTTGGATGGTCTTGATCCGGAAAGTCGTCCAGCTCAACTGTTGAATCAGTACGCAGGACTGTTGGCTAATCTGGATACGCCGAAGATCAATCGTGCCTTGACGACTGTCATGCAGAAGATGCAGGCAGCTGAAGATGGCTCTATTGCTCCACAAGTGACCGATGAGAATGTGGAAACTCCTGCTGGCAAGCAGGCGGTCAATGAAGCCCTGGTAGTTGCAGAGACTGCACCCCAGAAGCTTGATCCAACAACTGCTGATCAGATTCTTTACCAAGAGTCCCAAGGACGTTTGGTTTTGACTCCTGATCAGCGTGCTGCGTTGACTTTCAGTAAGACGATTCTGCAAGAACAGCGTGCATACAATGAAGCTGTAGATCGTCTGGGTCTGAAGCGTCGTCAGGATCTTGTTGCGAAGCAGATCACTACCGATACGATGCGTACGGGTGATGGTGAGAAGTCAGCCTTGGTGCACTACAAGGGCATCCGTTCGGCCGTGGCTGCGGGTAACCTCAACCTCGCTGGTGCCCTTCTGACCGACTTTAGCGAGTTCGTGCAACATATGCAGAACAAGGTCGGGGCGCTCAACGCTCACTTTGCTGCGGGGAATCCGAACGCTGATGGTGTCACCTACATGGCACTTCAACCTGACCGGACGTGGAAGCAGTCCGCAAAAGGGCTGTACGTTAACACTCGCTCCACGAAATCCCTTGAGCAAGCGCACCAGATTGCGCTTGAAGCCCAAGTATTGGCCAATGTTTACAACGGCCTGAGCGACTCGTTCCCGGACTTGAATGGTGGACATATCGGTGCGGTCTCCTTGGATTCGCGTCTGGATGGTCCGATCCAAGAAGTAGCGGACTCGTTCCGACGTAACTCTCGCGTTGTGGACTCGGCCCCTACCGAGGAACCTACTGTGCAGGCTCGTGAGGATAATACCTCAGCTGAAACTGAACCTGTCATAGAAGAATCAAGGTCCGGTGAAGAGGTCGTTAGCAACCAACCGGAAGTCATTGAGGAGCCTACTTCTGCTCCCCAGCCAGCTAACGAAACCGTAGCTGAAGATGCTGTTGTTGATACTGTCGAGCCAGCTCAGAGCACTGTTGAAGATGAGCCTTTGCCGCAAGGTATGGAAGCTGTCTTCCCCAGCTTGGTGCAAACCGACAAGTATCCGAATCGGTTCAAGGAAGCCTACTCGCTGCCTGATGAGGCTCGCACTCACACCCTAGGTAGTGAGTCTCCTCTTGCCATGGTTCAAGAAGCACTGTCCTCTGGGCAGAACTTCATTCGTCATGTGGGTGACGCTGTGCGTCACGATGTGACTGTAGATGTCATTAGTGGATACAGTTCACTGTTTTCAGAAGCCAAGTGGATCAAGAAAAGTCTGGACAAGCAGCTGCAAACATTCCTGTCTGAGAAGAATGTTGGTGGTCGTTTCCTGAGTGGACAGGCTGATGTCAACACTTGGCTGGACGGTAAGCTGATCAACATAACTGACAACGTAGATGGCAAGCTGACGTACAACCAGAACCTGGTTGAGAACGCAGTGCTTGCTGGTCTGCATTGGCTGATCAATGGTGATGTCTATACGCAAGACATGACGGCTGAAGACTTTCAGGCTTACACCGGTCTCAATATGGACACTATTGGTGATAGTGATCTGATTGAAGAATTGAACCAGGGCATGAGTACTGCTGAGGCTAAGCGTACGCTTGCTCAGAAGATCAAGTCCTATTGGGGACTGACTGCTAACAGCAATGCACCACTTGGTTATGTGGAGGGCATTCCTGAGTCCATGGCTGCTGAGATCATTCAAGCCATGGTGGACAACAAGCTGTTGAATGTTGTCAACGTGACTTTGGATGAGCGTCACGGCTTGGATCATCGTCAGACCTTCAATCGTTATGTTGTGGCTGAAGACGCTATTCCTGCTGGCATCAATGATTACCCGAATGCAATTGAGCATGCGGTTATGCTTGAGCCTGAGGAAGTCAACTTCATTGGCGACGATGTAAAGATGGAAGTCGCCAAGCGTCAGATGAACAATCCTTTGGTTGAGAACACAGAGGATCAGCAGTCAGCTTTGCGTGAGGAACAAAAGACTCCGTTCTACGTCAACCAGACGATGATCAATGTCTATACCGGTCTGGGTATGGGTGCTCTGCAACGTTTGTTCGGTGCAGGTAATGTGGGCGGTCAAGTACTCAACAAGGCACACGAAGCTAGCCTTGAAGGTAAGAACCGTACGATCACTGCGGCCATGAACTCACTGGCTCGTGTGTATGGCGAAGTGAACAACCTTGCTCAGGCTGCTGGGCGAGATGTCACTGACATGCCTGTGCGTTACCGCTACAACATGTCCCGTGTTGGTCGTATGCAGATGCTGGGTAAGTACAGCCCTCAGTCGAGCAAGGTTGTTCGTGAGGCGATCCTGCCTACTCGTGCAACATTGAACCTGACTGATCCTGATCAGTACGGTAATTTCATCATTGCTGTTGGTCAGCACTTTGGTGTCAAGGTCCACAACATGGAGCGGCCTGCTGCTATTGCAAAGATCGAGGGCATGCTTGCTTCGATGGGTGATGCAATCAGTCTGCTTCAGTCGTTGAACTCTGGTAGCCACATTCTCAATGAGACCGATGTCGATACTTTGCTCAACACCTTCAAGGCTGTTGGTGCAGATATGACTCCGGCTGCTCTGCATTCGCTGAGTGAGTACGCTCGTCTCGATGACAGTAATCGTGGTGAGTTCACCACTTCCCTGTATCTCGAAGCAGACGGTATGACCAATGGTCCAATCAATGCCATGGGCTTGATGACGATTGGTGACTTCAGTGAGCAGTGGGTCAACAACATGCGTAAGGGTGGTGTCACCTTTGGTGCACCAACGACTGCTAACGAGATCCGTTCTAGCATTGATTCGAAGGATCTCTATCAAGCGTCTACGGATGAGACAGCCAAGGCTGTGGACTCACTGCGTAAGGAACTGGCTGATGATCAGTACGGTACTGATCAGATCAACCGACTGTTTACTGTGCTGGATGCGTTCTTTGGTAACGACATCACTTTCGACAATGAGACTGGTGTACTGACTCTTGGTCGTGGTGCACTGAAGAATCCGCTCACCATTACCATCTATGGTTCTGGTGCGAATGGTATTGCAGGCAATGTCACTCAGTCACTGATCAAGAAGATCTACGAGCGACTGTCTACTGTCGCCACGATGCAGAAGGCTGATAGTTCCATCTCCATGGCTCAGGCCATGTTCGGTGTGAACGATGTCAATGCACAGCAGAAGCTCGATACTTTCTATGCTGCTATGGATGAGCTGACTTCTGTGGTTCCTGTTCGAACCAAGAACGGAATCAAGTGGGATGATGCTCCGACCAAGCGTGTGGACATGGCTGATCCTGTCGAGTTCCAATTCAACTCGGATCAGATCAAGAACATTCAGCAGAACATGCTGCATCTGTTCGTTGCACCTATGCGGGAAGGTATTACTGCAAGTGTCGGTGCGCCGATGATGAAGGCTGTTGAAGTCCTTCGTCGTGCAACGCAAGTCCAATCGATTTTCCTGGAAGATGCATTTAAGCGTGAAGTTGCTGCTGCTCTGGAAACCAAGGCTGCTGCTGATCCGAACTGGAAGAAGACTGAGTTCCTCAGTCAGGCTGAGCTGCGTGGTATCTACAAGAAGTTGGAGACTCTGGCTCCTCTGATTGATACCGGTGCACAGCGTTTCTACATTGCTGGTTCTACAAAGACTGACGTTGGTGCGTCAGAGTTTGGTCGTGGTCTGATTAAGGCCAGCCGCATGAGCACTGATGCCTACATCTATGGCCCAGCGAATGCTGGTGTTGCTGGTGCTGCCTTCATGACCATTGGTTCTGGCGATGGTCGGATGATGCAGTACCTTGCGAATGCAAAGCTCAAGGGCACTCTGAAAGTGTTCGATGGTATGAACATCGCATTGGACAATCGTCTGATGGACTATAGCCGTCGAGCCAATGAGGCTGTTTACCAGAGCTGGCAGGGTAATCCTTTGGCTGCTGTCAATGACTCTTGGGTCAAGTTCAGCAAGAATGTTTCGTTCGATGATGTTTCACAGGAGATGCTGGTTGAGCTATACCGCGCTCTGGGCATTCGTCTGGAAAGGAACGAAGTACACACCGTCTCTGCCGTCCAAGCTGCAATGGAAGAGCTGGGCCTGAATCTCAAATGGTCTGCCGAATCTGCTGCTGATCGAATCACTGCACGACAAGCTGTAGCCAACTCAGTTGACCAGATGGCTGCTGCGGGTGCCCCCTATAGCAATGGTGTTGCTCCGGTTGATGATCCACTGGCTGCATTGCAGGCAGCGTATAAGGCTGCACGAGATAAGCGTGGTGTCGTTACTGTCACCCCAAAACCTGTGGCTGCTGTATCAGCCCCCTTGGATCAAGTGGGTCGTGCTCACAAGTCTGGTGCACGTGTGCTGTCGTACACGGCTCTACAGAATCTTGGCCGTATGGTTGAGATGACGGATGCTCAGAAGGTCATCTTCGGAGAGATCCAGCGTTCTCAGTCTATGAAGGATTGGCAAGTTGTGTTTGGTAATGCTGAGCAGATTGCTGCTTACCAGAATGCAACTGGCAAGATCATCACTCCGCGAGACAAGCTGGGTGCAACTGTCGTTGCTGATAAGACCATCTACCTCTACAACGCTTCAGTTGAAACATTGATCCATGAGCAGGTGCATGCCACTACTTTCGAAAAGGTACTTGCTCACTACGAGGGTAACTCTTCTCCTGAAGTGGCTGATGCCATTGTTCGTATTGAAGGTTTGATGGATCAGTTCATGCAGGACACGAGCAACGAAGTTGCTGTGACTACTGCACAGGCTGTCATCACTGAAGCTCAATCTGATCTTGATGTCACTGATGCTGTGGCTAAGGCCAAGGCACTCAATGAATTCATGGCTTGGGCATTGACCAATGAGCAGTTGACTGAAAACCTCAAGACGAAGCAATCACCCTCCTTGGTTCAAATGGCTAAGGATGTTGTGAAATTCCTGAAGCAATTGTTCTGGGGCAAGAAGAAAGCACCAGCAATTGCTGACGATGCGTTGAGCACTCTTCAGTTCAACACTGGAGTGATCATTCGTTCGTCACCGACTATTGCTGATGGTGTCCGTGATACGGCTCTGTTCCAGAATCCACTGTTTGGTAACAATGATCGGTTGATTGCTTTGCAACAGACCTTCATGCGTAAGGTTGCTGACTATGTGCGTGTTCGTGTTGATCCGCATAGTGGCCAGAGTCGTCGTAAGGAATTGCAAGATGCACTGCGTAATTCCAGTGCTCTAACTGCAATGGTCAATGCTCATGGCTTCCCCATGACCATGCAGGAAGCTGCATTGTTCCGTCATCTGACGACGGCTATGACGATGAGTATCGATCTTGATGCCAATGCTTTGGCTAAGGCTCAAGAACTATTTACTCACGTCACCAAGAACATGACGGTCGATGATTTGATGCCTGAGAATCCTGTCGATCCACAGGCTGCTCGTTACTATGCGCAAGAGCAGTACAATGTAATCATGGGCAACTACTTGACCACGACTGATGTTAAGGGTCGTAGTTCATTGCTGCCTGTGTTCGTTGCATTGTCGATGACCAATGACACTTTGCGTCGTGCACTGAGCCGTATGGCATTGCCAAAGGCTGACCGTGCTGATGGTCGTACTCTGGATGGCATGTTGGAAAATGCTGGGCAGACTGCGATGGATAAGCTGAGCGGATATCTGTCTGGTACCAGTAAGTCTCGTGACATTGGTTCTGCCATGGATGCTCTGATGAGCCACATGTACGACACAATGCAGGACACTCAAAGTGCCATGGATCAATACGCTTCCAAGACTGGTGGCGTGTTTGATCGTGCCAATCAGTACATTGTCGATGGTGTTGAGAAGTTGAGCGAAGCTGCAATCGTCAAGGCCACTGAGGCTGAACAGCGAGCTACCACCAAGGCTGGTCGTATGCTGGCGAATGCAGCACAGATCATGGCCAAGATGGCGACTGAGAAGAATGGTGCTCAAGTGGCTATGGGCTTTATGGAGATGTCGAATCGTTCAAATCTCTGGAAGCCACTGCAAGATCTGTTCAATGATCTGGTTGGTCGTACTGACAATAACTCGACCATCTACGACATGATCAAGACTGTTCGTGCCATGGTTCAACAAGATCGTCAGCAGTTCCGCGAACATCTGCCGGGCATCATTGCCGGCAAGTTCAAGCGTGAGCTGACTAAGGATCAGTGGTCCATGTTGCATCGTGGGCTCGGTAAGACGGACTTGGCTGCATTGGATTCAGATGCACTGCAAGCAGTGGCTGATGACAATTACCGTGCACAACGTATCACTGCGTTGGAAGACACTGTGCGTAATCATTCGCCGATCAACTTCGATACGTATCAGAAGAAGATGCAGCAACTGGCCAACTACATGATGACTGGTGAAGCCGGTAACAACCTGCTTCGCAATGCATTGGCTATCTCACGTCTGTTCAATGAGAGTCGTCGCGGTAGCTGGAAGGCTCCTGGTCAAGATGTCATTGACGCAATCGATCAGCTGACTTCTCTGTATGCAGTGGAATCACTTACCCCCATGGTTCGCAGTGATCTGGCTAACCTGATCACCAACGAAGCTGAGGGTATGGAGTTTGCTGTGTCTTATCTGCGTGGCCAGCGTAAGGATGAGTACACGAAGGCACAGACAAACCGTGCTCAGTACAACCAATTCAAGGGCTATATCCCTACGCTTGATCAGCCGGGTGTTAGTCTATTGGTTGCTGAGGACAAGGAATTTTCCAAGTTGGCTGAGCGTAGCTACGTTCGTGTTGCTGACTACAAGGGTGATTACCTTGAGCGTAGCCGAACCAAGAAGGGCTACTACTATGCACCTGTATCTGGGCGTGCTGCTTACAATCAGGGCATCTTCCAGAATGTTCGTCACACCTCTAACGGTGTGGATGCTGTGACCGGCTTCACTCACGACACGATGGTTGCTGGTCGTATCACTGAGCGTGCAGAGGTTGCACTGATCAGTCGTGCAGCTGCTGCCTACAGCCGAACCAATACTGCCAATCAGGCTGAGCCTCTCATGCCAATCTGGGATGAGAAGGGTAACGCTGTGGCGTACGAGCGTGCTGTCGATCCACAGCAGATGCAGCGTCTCAACAAAGACGATCACTTTGCCAAGATGATTGGTGTCTGGCGTGGTCGCCAGGTTGAAGAGGCGAAGGCTCAGTTCTTCAATGAGCGTCTGGTTGATGCATTGCATGACATGTACGAGTCCGACACTAAGGCGTCGAGCACTGCACAAGAGATGTATGTGGATCTGTTCGACAAGAAGACTGACAAGGTAATTGCTGATGCAGCAAGCCTGTTCAGTGCTGAGACTCGTAAGTACATCAAGTCGAAATTTGGTGAGGAGTTCTACGTTCGTAAGGACATGCTCAACGATGCTATTGGCTATCGTTCGGCATCGACTGGTGACGTGTTCACTGGCAATACTCGCTGGTCTCGTGAAGCGACTGAGACTGCAAAGAAAGTTGCACTTGGTCTGTTCGGTAACAAAGCCTATAGCTATGTGACCAATGCAGAACGTGTCCTTCAGAACTTTGTGCAGGATGCTCGTACGATCATCGTGGTGAAGTCGGTTGTTGTTCCGATCTCTAACTCGATTGCTAACGTGTATCAGTTGGTTGGTCGTGGTGTGCCATTGCTGAGTGTTGCTCGTGGCTATCCTCAGAAGGCAGCTGAGATTGACAGCTACGTCAAGTCTCGTGTTCGTATGGATGAAGCTGAAGGTGAGTTGCGTGTGGCTGAAGCCAACAACGATATCGTGGGTACTCGTAAGTTGAATGCTGAGTTGCGTTCAATTCGAGATGCTCACCGTCGTTTGTCGATCTGGCCATTGATCGAAGCAGGCGAGTTCACTGCGATCTCTGATGTGGGTATGACCACTGACGATATCGAACTGACTTCGGGCAAGCTCAATGCCTACATCGAGAAGATGGTTGATCGTCTGCCTGAGAGTGTTCGCACCGCTGGTCGCTATGCCTTGATCACCAAGGACACGGCTCTGTACCAGGGCTTGCAGAAAGCCATCCAGTACGGTGACTTCGTGGCTAAGGCGATCTTGTATGACGACATCACCCGTCGTCAGAAGAAGTCGCCTGAGTACGCCCTGAGCCGTATTACGGAAGAGTTCGTTAACTACGACCGTCTGCCGGGTCGGTTCCGTGGCTACCTGGAATCCATTGGGCTTCTCTGGTTCTGGAACTTCAAGATTCGTTCGGCCAAGGTGGGTCTGAGCATGATCAGGAATAACCCCCTGCATTCGCTCCTGGCTGTCGCTGCACCGGCTCCGACGATGTTCGGTAGTGTTGGGTTGCCTATCGAGGACAACCTCTTTGCGAAGCTCGCAGACGGCTCCCTGGACTACTCTGTCGGGGTAGGCCAAGCCTTCCGGGCACCACTCTTGAATCCTTGGATCAATCTGGTCAACTGACCAAAAAGAAAGCCCCTCAACGAGGGGCTTTCTACTTTACGCTTGAGGCCGCTTACTTGGCTTCAGCGTCCGTACCAGTGCGCTTCGGCAGATGCTGGAACAGGCCGCCCTTCGGCTTGGTCTGCTCAGCAGGAGCTTCGGCTTCGGCAGTGTCCTGCGGACTCTGGGCTTCCACTTCGCCACCAGTGCTGCTGGGAGCTTGAGTATCAGCCAGAGCGGTTTCCTTCTGGGTCTGGTCCAGCTCCGAGATCGGAGTCTCGCCGACAGGAGCGCTGGTGTCAGCCTGAGCCGGCTTGGCTCCACGCTTGAACGGACCCGAGACAGATGGAGCAGCAGGCTGCTTCGGCAGACCTTCGACTTGCGAAGCATTCTGGCCGCCGATCTCGATGGTGGCCGAATAGCCATTTTCGCCACGGCCAGCCTTCAGGGTGATACCGATGTTCTGACCTTCAGCCACAGTGATCAGCGTACCGATGTGGTTGCGAATCGCGGTTTCGATCTCATTCTGATCGATGGTAATTTCCAGTGCCATTTTGTTTCCTTGAGATTAGGATGCGAGAAGTCGCATCAATTGTTGAAACACAGGTGTGTGTACGCCTGCGTGAATTGTTGCAATGGCATCAGCCATATGCTCAGCCTTCGCTACCACTTTGCCTTTCAGGAGCGGCCATGCTGCTTCGGGGTAGTACTCCATGGCCGTGCGAATCATATCGTCTTTGGTAGCGTTCTTGTTACCGGTGAAGTGGGTCTTCACTTCGGTCGGCGTCACTTCGATGATCTCGATGCCAAGTGCTCGTAAGGAACCAAGAATGCCTACACACGTTCCATACGAAGCCATTGCTCTGGCGGATTGCGATCCCACTGGAACTTCTACGAAGATCGCTTTAGCTAACCTTGCAGCAGGCAAGATACCTGCTGCGAGATCTTCAGCGGTCTGCAAGTCCTTAGAGTTCTGGCGGACTCGCTTCTTGTCATCAGGTTTTGTAGCAATCAAGCTGATGACAGGTGTAGAAAGATTCCCAGTGTCCAGACACAATTCGGCTGCTGCCAATCCCCAGTTACGTAAACTGGGGTCCATGCCTAGCACTGGGATCTTCATCACTTCTTATTGAACAGTGACTTGCCACCGGTCGAAGACGGAGCAGAAGTTGCAGCACCAGCCTTCGGAGGTGCACCAGCAGAACCTGCTGCGCCACCATCCTTGATGCTGCGCTTGTCACGCTGTACGCCTTCGTTCTTCTTCTTCCACTCATCGTGGAATACGGCTTCTTCCTTGCCGTCGATTGCTTCACGAACGGTACGCTTCGACTCGGAGTCGAACACCTTTTCGATGTTGTTCTCGGCACGCTCGCCGGCAACGTCAACGTAGTCGCCCTTGTTGTTCTTTTCCTGCTTGTTCTTCAGGGTGTTGACGATAGCGACAGTGACCGTCTTGCCCAGCAGATCAACAGCAACCTGTGCAGACTTCAGCACTTCCTTACCATCAGACCACTGCTTGACCTGCTTCTCTTCCCACTCCAGCTCATTGAGCTGCTGACCGTTGGCGCAGAGAGCGATGTCGTTCGCAGTGATGAAGCCGGGCAGCTGATACTTCTTGCCGTCCTTGGTGTAGAAGTTTTCACCCTTACGGTTGGTGACGTAGATGTTTTCGCGGTACTCACGACCATCAACGTCCAGGATGAAAACGACACCCATGGCACCAGCATCAGACTTGATGCCATAGAACTGCTTGATCGTGCCGGTGTAGATGTTGGTATCCAGCGGGCCACTACCACCCAGGCGATCTTCCTGCTGCTCCAAACCTTCATTGTTCAAATTCTGAAACATGATTTTTCCTTGCTTTGTTGATGTGATGTGTGTTGCTAACTAACTACAACGCTGACTTAGCTGTTGTAGAACTTGTGGAGATAGTCGAGCAAAGCCTGAGCATCGTTGTCGATGTAGGTCTGAGACTTGTCGAACATCCCCATCGGAGAACGAATCCGTTCGCCTGTGGTCTTCGCGGTGATGCGAGTCTGGAACACGTACTTGAATCCAAGTTCGCGTTCCTCTTCCGTGATTTCCAGCAGGCTACTCTTGAGCTTCTCGATTTCCTTGACAGTCACCTTCTTGGTGCTGACCACGGTTGAGAAGTAAGCCTCGATACCATTGTTCTTGAGAGCACCCTTGATAGGTACACTGGTCTTGGTTGCCATTGCGCTTTCATCGTACACGTCGAGCGTGTGAGCGATGATGATTACTGGCTTACCAAACCGAGCAACAGCATTCATCAGCTGCTTGAAGAATTGCTGATAGGCACCCCATGCTGCCATTGTATTGGCTGCATTGATGACGTACTGGGTTTCGTACATGTCCATCAGGAATGTCAGTGAATCCAGGATGATACCTTCAACCTGATCACGATTCTCGATGCACTGTTCCATGTAGTTCAGCACGTCCATCGGATCAGTGATCCGTTCGGCCCAGAACTTGTTACGGAATGGGAGACGCTTACCTGCTTCGGTGCCGAGATACAGCCAGCGTTCTTGGTTCCGGATATTCCGCAGTGATGCGGACTTACCGGTAGCGGATTGACCACTGATCAGTACAAGCTGATCATTGATCACTTCCTCGATTTGATCTTCTTCACTCACTACTCTGCTCCTTGGTTCAGAGTTGGATGACAGTCCTGGAACCAGCAAAAGAACTGTCATCCACTACTAAATTATTTACCGAATAGGTACAGTTTGTACTCGGAGTGTTCATTGATGTTTTTGCTGTCTTGTTCCTTTTTAAGAAACAGACTCGCAAGATGATCCATAAAATTCATTGCTTCTTCTGTAGAGGAAGCAAACTGATTTTTTTCGAAATCAGTAAGATCATCAAATTCAACAACAACTTCTCCAATACCTGGAACCCTATTGAACGAACTACTGGACTGCATATCCATAATCACGATACGTCGATGATCAAGTAATGCATTCGTTTGATCTCGGAGCATTTGAATTAAATTCATTTCTCCTTTAGTCAATTTCATAGTTAGCTCCGTTGGTACTTCTTACCGACTGATACCAGAATCGTGGAACGGATTTCCGGATCATCCAATGGTGCTTCGAGCATCTGATTGAAAGACAGAACCAAGTTTTGCACATCGATCAGAGGCAATCCATTATCCACCAGAGTCATGGCATAGCGCAGCAGATTGTTGTTACGGTTGCCCGTCTCATTGATCCGTGCAGCGAACCAACGCTGAAGGTTGTCGAGGTTCTCAATCTTCTTGAACTCTGCTTGATGCTGCTCGTTCTTGGAAGTCTTGGGAATGAACTTCAGTGCATCGAAGATGACACCATCGTTGTAGTGGTACTCACCACCGTCGAAGGTCTCCCACTTCTTAGCACGTTGATTCGCAGCCTCGTCAGAAGTGAATGGCAAAGACTTCATGATGTTATTCATGAATTCCTTGTAGTCATCAGCTTCCAGCTTCAGGTGATAGTTGATCGGGATCACCATACGGAATCGATCTGCATGTCCATCCACCTGATGTCGCTTGGTGGTGTAGGTCATGAAGCGATATTCCTTCATCAGCTCGTGAGCTGAGATGAGTGAAGTGCCTTCGTCCACATCGATAACGATGCAATTGAACTCAGGTACCACATTCTCTTCCGCTCGATGGTTCCCACGGAAGTGATGATTTGCCCAGTGCAATCCTTTCTCCTGAGTCAGCAAGTGCAGCTGATCAAACGGCACACGTTCAGCGCTGTAGTTGTAAGCGAAGCTATCGCTATACGACAGAATGATTTCATCAAGATCTGTTTCCTTCAGAGTTTCACCGCTGAAGAATTCGATGTTGTTTTCAAAACGCTTCTTGATGATGATGTGCTGCTTGTAGCCCCAGGCAGTAGCCATCGAGATGATCTCGTTACGGAAGCCAACACCCGTCTTGTAGAACGGAAGTTGTTCGTTGAGATCTGCGTGGGTCACTTCGCCATCAACACTGGCAATGTACTCTGCCAGCTTCATGTAGGACTTCTTGCGGTTGAGGATAGATTGGAAAGCCAATCCTGATTCTTCAACCAGCAAGATTGCTGATAGCAAATGATCCATCTCGACCATCGTAGATTGTTCGATGAAAGCGTAAGTACCAGCCAGCTTCAAAGCTTTGAAGTAACGGTGGGACAGTTCAGCTTTCTTGATCTCTTCATGTTCAGGCATCAAGTCTGCTGCCTTCTCACAAGCGATCTTGTACTCAAGCAACTTGATGGACACGTCATCATCGACGTTCATCTGCCATCCGAACATGGCTGGATCAGCCAGTGCATGGAAGTGTTGAGACCACTTCTTGACTGCTGCGTTGTTGTTGGGCTGAATCAGTCGGCGATAGATTTCTTCGGGACTCTGGCTATGGAAAGCCTTACGGTCCTGGGAGCCGATACCAAAGATACAGCGACGTGCATAGCCAGTTTCCAGGAACGAATAGAACTGTTCCTCAGTCTGGCCAGCATCAAGCAACTTGCTTTGCGTACCGAATAGCAGCAGATTGGTTGGCGTCTTGCCATCAATCTCTTCGCTACGAGTATTCTCAGCAGTGTTTTTGGTGAGCTTGCCCTTGACGATGCCTTGGTCATATAGCTCCAAGAACAGGTTGAGCAATTCAACATTGCCAATCAGGTTCGATCCGATTTCATCGATCTGAAGATTGATGGCACCACAGCCTGCCAGCAGCAATGCATGACGCAACTGCTTCACAGCTGGGACGGTACCGCTATCGAAAGTGAAAGGGATCTTGCCGCTACGCACAGCGTCGCTGCCGACCTTTTCGAACTCATCATTGGGATCACTGCCATTACGCAGTGCACGCTTGTTAGCGAGATCCCAGTGAGTCTGCTCAGAGATCACTGGCATGGTGTCGAGTGTGAAGCGTTCTTTGAACGGCTGCATCAACTCATTTTCCATGATGCCTACAGAGTGCCCCTTACCATAACCAGAGGTGGCAAGAGCAAGGGTGTACATGTTGACAGGCAATGCACCTCGATCCTTCGTAACGACAGTGGCACGCTGACAGCTTGCCATCTTCGCAAGGAAAAACACGACGGTTGCACGGAAAAATCCACGATCAGTGTTTTGAGTCTTGTTGCACAGGACGTCAACAATCTCTTCGACTGTGACGTGATGCTGTACTCCAGACAAGTCAATCATGTTGGTAGTCCTTCGGGGAAGTATTCGTCTTTCTGTGAGCAGAGGTTGAAGACCCCACAATACTCACAGCGCTTCACTTGGCCAGGAATTGTTTTGACAATACCCTTGCCAGCTTTGTCTACCTTCCAGAACTGATTCGCTTCATGCAGCGTATCGAAGTTCTTGGTAGAACGCCCATCCGTTTTATTCGGATCGGAGTAGTACTTGTATTGCGGAGCAGAACGCCACAACTCTTCGTCAGTACAACGTGGCAATTCCTTTTCAGGTGTTGCACGGTACTTGTCGATTTGAGCCAGACGATTGATTATCCAGCTTTCAGTCTCACTGACTGAGAGCAGCGGAATCGTTTTTGATTCCAACCGACTCTGTGGGTACTTCGGATTCGACCGGGCATCAGCCTTCTTCCAGTCAGTGAACAGGAAGTTCACTTGACCAGTCTCTTCGGTGATGATGTCCAGATTGAGGAATCGATACATGCTCAGCTGGAGCTTGTAGTCTTCATCCTTGGTTCCATAGAACCACGTATAGGCAGTAGTTGACTTGTTGTCTTGAACTTGGCCTTCGCCTACGAAGTCAAACTTGCCACCGACAGTCCAACCAGCCACAACACGACTACGACGTTGCTCCATGTAGATAGCAATGATGTCGGGATCGGCTGCAATTTCTTCTGCTGTTGGATTGATACGTACACGATCAATCACTGACTGAGGATAGCCAAGCTTCTTCAGATTGACTCTGTAGTTACGCCATGCGTTCTCTACGGAACCATGAAGGGCAGATCCCCAGGATGAGCTGATTAAGTCAGCAGCATCGAGTTGTTGTCTTTCCTCAGGACTGATTCGGAATCCGAGTACAGTCTGTCGAATTGGTTTCATCAGTGTGGTAACACTGATGTAGTTTTCATCGTAGATGAAATCGTAATCGTCATGCACAGCCCAGACTGCAAGAGTCAATGGGATGCCTGTTCTGTTGGTGATGTTCACTGTTGGCTCCATGTCAAATAAAAAGAGCCGCAGCCCCGGTAAAGGACTGCGACTTCGCTTACAGCGCTTTAGATCGACACTCAGCTTCGAGAGCTGTGTAGTTGACTTGATCGATGTAATCATCAGGACGAAATTTGCCACCGATGAGTGATCGAACTTCTTTCAAGGTTGCCATGAAATTCCAACCTTGAGCTTCGGTCAGATCAGTTCCATGCTTGAGATTGAACAATTCCACGACCTTGGCCATAGAACGTTCTTCCACTACATCTCGGTCAGCAGCACGCTGACCAAGAATATCGATCCCAGCTTTCAGAATTTCTGAAGCATGGGTATAAGCCATTAGGCACGCTCGCTCTTATCAGCAGCTTCGCTGACCACAGTGCGAACTTCCTTCTCGACTTGCGTCTGGCTTGGCTGAGCGTGGAACTCATCTTCAGTCATGAATCCGAGGGGAGAGATGCTCATGATGGTCACGTTCGCTACCAGATCCGGATTGACACGTTCACCGATCATCTGGCTCAGGTTGTTGATTGCCTGGGCATTCATCTGAGCCAGATTGAACTTACGAATGATTGGTGATGGGAACGATGCAACAACGTTCACAGGCATCACGCTCAGTGCTTCAGATTCCTCACTCGTACGCCAAGCAACTTGAGCACACAAGACGTAAAAATATTTCTTTTCCATCGATTTCTCCAGAGGTAGAAAGGGGAGCCGAAGCTCCCCAGTTAGTGGTGCTACTGCACCAAGAAAAAATATTGATCAAGCCAGCTTTTGGATACCCAACCTAGTTCCTGTAACAGAGTTAGCAAGAATTGAAGGAGTACCTGACCCACCTACGTAGATTTGAAAATCTACTGTAGCATTTACAGCAAGCTGCAACATAGCGGTACCGTTAGCAACAGTGTTTCCACCTGCTGCATAAGTACTGTTGTATACACGGGCAATTTCTGTGCCCCCAACACGCACTCGCAATACAATTTCTGCTCCTGCTGGTACACCACCCAAATGACAAGAACATTGAATCAAATACAATCCAGCAGTCTTGGGAGTAAAAACTCCAGTAGAAGGATTGTACTCAGACAATGTATCCACATTCTCCAAAGTGTAAATTACACTGGCATAACTACCAGTAGTCAAACTTACTGCCGCAGCATCACGTACTGCTTGTACTGAAGTACGGGATGGAGCAACTTCCTTCACTACACCCGACGAAGTTTTGATTTTACATTCGCCATTTTCAGACCAAATGTAAAGACCGCTAGATGGAGTATCGGTGCGTTCAACACTGTTAGCAAGATACACACTACCAGTGTCCATAATACGAAGACGCAAAGTCCTGGTAGTACTACCTGAAGCTGTTGTTTCAACATCAATGAAGGTTGGTGTACTTGTCTGAGTCCAAGCAGTAAGGCCGGACCCCAATTTTACAATTGCCTTGGCTCCTGTCCAGCTAACACCATCATGCCCACAAAATGCAAAGCCAGTTCCATTGGATGCAGGTGTTGCTTGCGGAGAATTGATGTTTCCGCCACCAAAACTAAACGAACGAAGCAGTGTGCTGTAGCCGCTTGGATCAGACCCAACCATACTAATTTCGGCAGCACCATTACGTAGAACTTGAATCCCTCGACCACGTTCAACGGAATTAACCATACGCAACGTGAGACCTTTACTGTTGATGATATCGCCATCAGCATTAAAGGTAGCCGCAGCATAACGTGATGCTACAGTAGCTCCATAAGGTGTAATCGAAAGATTAATAAATGTGGCTTGCGATGTTGCTGTGTGATCCTCTGCTGCACCGAAGTGGTAAGCAGCTGCACTATGCGGTGTCCAATCAGAGCCTGCCCATGGACGTGCTCCTGCTGCACCAATCAATTGATTAGCCAAAGGACGCCCATCCGAAGTTGATTCGTTACGATATTCGTAATGAATCACTGGAGCATTTGCCGCCGTAGTCCGCAAAGTTGCTTCTACGCCTGCTGTGTTCACTCGGTTGATAAGCAAACTTTCTGAAAAAGAGGGAGTACTTGGTGTAGTGAAATCTTCTACATTTTTTGCAGCAGCAGTACCAAGACTGGGCTTGTTGCTAAGGTTGGTGTAGTCAGTGGTACCAGGATCACCCTTATCGCCCTTGGCTCCAGTTTGGCCAGTATCACCTTTGACACCTTGAATACCCTGGATACCTTGGTCACCCTTAACGCCTTGATCTCCTTTGATTTCAGACAGGAGAACCAGATCAGTCCAGGGACTACCAGTTTGTTGATACTGAATTGCAGTTGCAGTTTTACGAAGATTGACGGACAAGCCATCATCACCGTCATCACCCTTAGGACCAGACGGTGCAGCAAATTCGATCCAATGAGACGTATCGTTCATTGGTGCAGTGTTCGACACATATGCCGTAGTCGAGCTTAGAATCCACATTGAAGTGGTAGCAGTAGTACCTGCGGAGAATACGTAATCACCAGGCTGGTAAGTACCAGCAGCCCAGGTGCCACGATTGTTCAGACCAGTACCTGCATCACCCTTGTCGCCTTTTTCTCCCTTCTGGCCAGCAGGCCCACGAAGGTCAGCAACAAAGATCAGATCGATCCATTCAACGTCGCCTTCAATGCGCCATTGAATTTTCTCACCAGTGTTACGTAGCTCAAGTGGTTTGCCTGTATCAGCAGCAAACTCGATCCAGTTGTCAGGATCGGTATTTGGTGGAATCGTAGAGATGAACTCTTCGTTCCCACGATAGATCCACATTGAAGTAACGGTCTGAGTGCCATCAGCAAATACGTAGTCACCCGGCATGTATGGACCTACTTGCCAGTTTCCACGATTGGTAAGCCCCTTACCTTCATCACCTTTTTCGCCCTTCATAGCGATCAGGAAGTCCTCAAGACTTCCAGTATTACCAGCTTTGAGCCACAGCTGATAATTGCTATCACCAGGGTCACCACGCAGACCCTTACCTTGCTCGCCTGGGTTCCCCTTCAAAGGCACAGCAGCAAGACTCAACGTCATGCCGTCAAACGCCTTGGGAATGATGTCAGCCATTGGTGATGCCTCGTTCAATTTTGATGATGATGGTGCTGGTGTGAATCGCTTCGCCATTAGAAGATTCAAGTCGGATATCCAACTCAGCTTCTCCCAACGGGAAGTGTTCTGTGTCGAGCTGACGAACAATAATCTGTCGTGCCTTTACTTCGTCGTTCCAGTAGCAGGCGAGGTTTGAAATCAACCCTCGCTCCGAATCAGATCGGCTTTTCCGCAACTGAGCTTTGGGAAGCCAATTGCGGAAAAAGCCGTCTGGTACTTCTGCTGGAACCTCAAACATGAAAGCGAAGGTAGAGCCTCGCTTGAAACAGATAGTCTGAGAATTGCAGTTGCACATGGCTTTTCCCTGATAGAAGGTTACGCCGCCAGTGCCTTGTTGACGGTGGAGTAGATCTCCTCCTCATTGGCTCCATTGGCAATCGTGATCTCGGTCGTCCAGTTGGGGTAGAAGATCCCGAGTTCCCCACCCAACTTAACCTGATCATGCCAGATGTCTGGGTGGTCTTGCCATTGTACTGCCTTCACAAGATGCTTGTTGGCGTAAGCCACGGCCCCGAGATCCTCACGGATCAGGGCATAGCCTGCATCGTGAATCTGGGCACAGGGACGAATGTCCAGTCTGTACTGCGATTCACGAACCTTGCCCATGAATTCCTTCCAGGCTCGGCTGTTCAGTAGACACCAGCTTTGCCCAAGGGCATTGCCTGCTGTCCGACCCTCTGCCTCAGCCTCGTGAGGCGTCCTGCTGTTGCCTCGGATGACCTGAGCCAGTAGGGGTGTACGTACTCGCAGCCCGAAGGCTGCTGTGATGTAGCCATTGCGGCTAGCGTCGTCAAGTTTTTGACTGACCCACTGGATCGAAACTTGGTACAGCTTCTTGAAGTTGGCTTCGATTTTCTTGGCCTCCTCCTCGCTGAAACCACAGTTCTTCATCAGGGTCTTGAAAGTCCCTGCATAGGTCAGTGCAAAGGTCGGAGCCTTGGATGCTTGACGGAGATAAAAGTACGGATGCTTCTTGTCTGCCAGTGCATTGATACCCTCTACGGTATTGATTACACCGGGCATCTGATCACCCCAATATGCGAATGCTCGCATTGCATGTCCATCGTAGCCATCGGTATAGACCTTCAGCTTCTCTGGATCTTTGGTTGTCAGTGCGCTAATGCGATCTTCTAGTGATGCGAAATCCAACCCACAGAACAACCAGCCTGGGGGTGCTTCGATACACATCTTGATGTACTTCGCATACTTGGAATTAGCAGGCAAGTTCTGCAAGTTCGGATTGCTACTGGACAAGCGTCCAGAGACAGTGCCGCCTAGATTGAAATTACCGAACAGGTAATGCCAACCATCCGGACCTTCTGATGCATTAAGAAGTGCAGGTATGAAGCTAGTCAAGATTTTGTTAACGGAGCTGAAGTCCAGCAATCCGCTTAGGAACTCCAACACGTCAGGATCTTTCGTGTGATTCAGGAGTGCCTTGATTGTCTTGGCTCCTGTTGCCGGTTGCTTAGTCTTGGTAAGTTCAATGACAGGTAAGCCCAGCATATTGAACAACAAGTCTTGCAACTGGTTAGGAGAGTCAGGATTAAACGTAATCTTTTCTCGGATCGTTTCATTTGTCTTGCTTTCTTCGAGTGTTTCAACAATCGTTGTTCGTTTTTTCTTCCACTCTTTATTCTTACGTTCGACGTAAGCTTCGAGACGACGATAGTTGTATTGCTGAATCACTTTAGTGCTATTGATCTGCTCACGAGCTTTCAGCTCATCAGCTTCCAATATCACTTTGACCTTCTGCACTGTCTTCATGTTGACAGGCAAGCCAGTCAACTGCATTTGAACGATGTCTACAATGCTGGGTTGAAACAGGTTCTCGTAGATATCCAGTTGATCATCATCGATCATCTTCTGGTACCACTTGTTGAATACGAACCAAGTGGAAAGACTATCAACTAGGTTGTAACGAAGCAGCTTCTGCTTAGGAATCCTAGTGATATCTTTGATTGACTCGACAGCATAGTTGCCAGAGTACTCCAGAGCTTGTTCCTTCAGACCAAGTTTGTTTCCTGAACAGCTATTTGTTGCGAGGTAGGTGATCAGCTTAGTGTCATGCCAATTGGTCAGCATGATTTCCAAGCCATCGAGTAGACCTGCTGTGTCGATCAGATGTTCCATAAACAACTGATACACCAGCACGTAGGCATCGAAAGCGATGTTGTGCCAGATCATCTTGTGACCGGTCTTCTGGAACTTCTTAAAGAAGTCTGCCAGTAGTCTTCGAACAGGATCATTCCTAGCATTGATACCAAAGATTGGTCCCTGCGTAGTAAGTTCTTTCCAGTCCACCAAGAAGGCAATACCTTCGTGTTGGTTCCAGGCAAACGAGATCGTGCCGATACCAGCCTTGTCATGCTTGAGATCGAATGCTTCGATATCCGCAGTGAGATCACAGTCCATCTCCAAGAGCTTCTCAAGTGCGAACTTGATGTCTTCATAGGATTCTGGATAGTGTTCGAACTCAATGATGTCTGAGCCAGGAGCTATGTAGTCTGATGATCGATGATCAACCAAAGCTCTCATGCCCATGGCAATCTTGTGTCTGATCTTTGAAGGATCATAGAACACCGCTTTAAAGCTAGGCACGTATACAACTTTCCATGGACCAAATACGCAGTCCACGACGTAGCCTAGACTTGCTTCAGAGGACTGACTCTTGGTCAGTACCTTGAAGTATTCGCTGTCGTTGACAACTATGTATTGCACATTGTTGTCATTGAGTACCTCAGCCAACATCGTCTGAATGTACTCTTTCATTTCAGCAGCAGGAGTTTTTTTCTTTTCAGTACTGTGGTGTGAAGTCAACACCAGTACCTCTTCTTCCTTGAGATTGAACGGCGTGATGTACTCACGCCTGATTGCTTCCTTGTCAATCGTAGGAACCAGGAAGCACACTGGGTAGCCCGAAGTGTGCTGCTGGAATGTGAGATAACGCATGGCATCTCCTAGTAGATCAATTGCCCTGCTGCCAAGACAGCCATCGTTTGTTCGACAAGCTTGTAATGCTTTTCGATCTTAGGAAACCGAAGCAAGACTGCTTCGATATCTTCAGTACGAGGAATGTTTTTTGTGATGTTAGCTAATGATGCAATGTAGTCAGGAATCAGATTACGTCGATCTTCGCCAGTCATGTCTATAGTCAGCACAAGTGCTATGTATTGACGTACAGCTGCCAGCCGACCCATGACAGCTTTCTGATCTTCGAGCACAGCGTGAGCACGATCCCAGAGAGATATGTCCAGCTGTGGCCAGCCATTCTTACCAGCAACACGTTTGAACTCTTGTGTTGTAAACACTTGACCCAAGTAGGCATAGCCAGTTGGGTTAAGTATCTTTTTGATTTCACCATTGAGTCGATTGATCTCAGAAATCTCACGATCAATACGACGTTCCTCTGGTGCATTCAATGCTTCAAGAATTTCAATCTGAAACATCATCTTTACATTCGGATTTACTTTTCCTGTTTGAGCCATACATCACCTCACAAGTCCACCGAACTTTTCAGACAGATCTCCGTATACGATTACTCGTTCCTTGGCTCGGCTGAAAGCTACGTACAGCAGGCGTGCCACTACCTTTGGATCACGACATTGACTGATGTCATCCAAATCAACGTAGGCATGCTTGTATGTACCACCCTGTGCTTTGTGCACAGTGCATGCATCACGTGGACGCAGATCGGCATACATGTTCTTGAGGTGGAAGTACTTCACCCAGTTCTTTTCTTTGGCGTAGTACTTGATCAGTCGATCCCAATGATCACGATCAGCTGGAACCATAACGCCGGCATAATAGCCGTAGGTCGATTCCAGATCGACGTGATACACATCGAGATAGACACCATCATCAATGTATGAGGGGCTAGGCTTCAGTGAAGTATTGATTACTTCAACTTCTTCTTCAACGGACAGTGCAACACCGTCACCCAGCTGAGTAGCTGAGTTAGAAACCAGTAGTTCACCCGGCTGGTATGGACCACTGATTCCACGAAGACCACGAATGTATTCGTTGTACTGATTCACTCGTGCATTGGTGTAAGCCATGACTCGTGCATCACGAGTTTGATGACTGAACTCTTGAATGAATGCATGTTCCATTTGGCTACCACTGTACTCATCAATCACACCAGGAATCAGCTTGATGGGCTTGAAGATTCCAGTCTCAACAGTGTCACGCAGCTGTTGGTTTAATGCTTGCAGATCCGGATTGTTAGTACGCATCGGCTGCGTCAGTTCATAGAACGGAAGACGCTGATTGTAGATCGGAGAGATTGGTTCCTTAATCGGAGCCAGCTGGTTGTGGTCACCAACGTAAACGATCTTGCTGTTAAGCGAACCGTCTTTGATCTCACGATACAAATCACGATCAATCATTGAGCATTCGTCAATGAAGATGATGGTCCGTTCTTTCATCGACCAATTGCGTTTGCGTTGGATATCAGTCTCACCTGTACGGAAATTCTCTTTGACCGTAAGGTCAAAATAAGAATGGACAGTCTGAGTAGGACGACCGGTTGCTTCTGCCAGCACGGCAGCAGCTTTGTTGGTAGTTGCCGTCATGACAACTTCGTCGTACTTCGGCTTGATGTTAGCCAACTGACATGCGTCGAAATAGGTTGGCATCACTTCATCGATCATGTGACCCATGGTGAACGTCTTTCCGACTCCACCAGGACCACTGATGATCAATTCTTTGTGCTGATCATTCAGCAGAAAGCTGAAGAAGCCGTCAGCAGCGGCTTGCTGTCCCTGGTTCAGGGGTAGGCGCTGAGGTGTTTCCATGGGTCACTCCGTTAAATAGAAAGCCCCTCTATTGAGGGGCTATGTATTATAGTTGCTTTACAGATATGGTCCGAGGTCAGGGCGGAAGAAGTCCGGCCCCTTGGCAATCTTGCCTTGCTCGGTAAAGATTGCTTCACCGTTGACGAACTTGGAGAAGTTGGAGCCATTGACTTCAGTCATTGCACCATTGAATTCGAAGCCCAGCATGTAAGCAATGCCTACACCAGTGACGTTCTGATCGCACAAAGCGTCCAGTAGTTCGAGATGATCTTCCGGCTGGTATGAGTAGCGAATTGGTTCACTCTTCATATGATCAGCCAGACGCTTAAGTGCATCCTTTGCTTCCATGACCAGCAGTGATGTTTCCACATCGTTGCCTGTCACCGTGTCCAGATGTTCGGTCACTTCTTCGAAGTGCACGCCAGTCTGGACAATGATGTCACGCTGCGTCGGACTCGGCTTCGCTATGCGAAACCAGTTGAGTGTTGCCAGCAGATTGTTGCTGTTGTCCATGTGCGTTGATAACCAGTTTGGTGATGTAGTCCTTGACGGATACACCAGCGTTGAGTTGATCGGCCAGCCACTCCTGCTGTGCGGCGTCCAGCCCCGAGAAAACGGCTTCCATGAAGGATCGCCGAGTATCCGCAGGGGGAACTCCTAGAGCATGAAGCCGGATAGTGACAGTGGTCGGATGGATTCCGAGCATCTGACCGATGGTCTTGAGAGAGAATCCGCAGGCATTCAAGCGAACGATATCGCCATCGGTAGCCTTGCGGTTGACACGAAGGACGTTACTCATCCCCTTGGTTCCTGTGATTGAGACACCCTCAGTATAACTTGAACTGAGGGTGTCTTGGTAGGAACCTTACTGACCAGTGGCCTGCTGCTCGATGTCGTACGACTCATCGCCGTTGACGCCGAGGGCTGACCAGCTCTTCTTTGCTGCCTTCTTGATAGCCACGATTTCCTTGGCCGTGCCTACGGTCAATGGACCCTTGGCAAGCAGCGCCCGGATACGCTGACGAGGCGTTCCACCATCAGCCGGTACGGTAGTGGCAGCTGCACCTTCGTCGGCCTTAGAAGGCGTTTCAGAGGGTGCCAGCTTTTCACGAAGCTGAGCTTGTTCATACTTAGCTACAGTAAAGCTGACGCTGCTCAAGTCTGCTTCGTCAAAGTCCAGGAGCATGTTTTCACCGTCTTCGTCCCAGGCAAAGCCATAGTCCTTAAACAGCTTGATCAGCTTAGTTCCAACTTCGTACTCATCCTTGCTGTGAGGAGCTGCATCATTGAAATCTTGCAGAAGATTATTCAATTCCTCTGCATCAGCATCTTCGTCACGCTCTTCCGGGGCTGCTGCCTGATCGAACTGCTCAGCAACCTTGGCAGGTTCGATTTCAGGGACATCATCAGGATTGAAGTCAGCAACTGGGTAGCTCCCACGATATGGGACACCCAGCTTTGCCCAGGAGACCTTGGCACGCTGCTTGAATTCGACCAGCTGCTTGTAGGCTTCTTCGACCTTGCTGTCATCTGCCTTGTCGTTCACCAACTTAGCCCAGGCAGCATGCAGTACAGCAGCAGCTTCCTTACGAGTCAGGTTGGTGACTTCCAGTGCTTCAACAACTTCTTCGACCGGAACAGCTGGAGCCGAACAGTCTGACGATGCATCCGGATCGATAGGATCGACCATACCCAGATCTTCCAGGGTATCGCGTTCGAATACACGAGACTCAACCCTTTCACCGATCTCGGTATAGATGCAGCCACCACCATGAGATGCAGTGATCTCAACTTGGTTGGTGATAGCTACCGTTTTACCAGACACAGCTGCTGCCAGCAAACGCTTGCCTTCATCAGTTTGCATTGGACGGTTGCTGCACACAGCACGTGCATCTTCAGTGTTCAGACGACCCAGGATTTCGTAAGCACAGACGCGCATCTTGTTCGTGTTGTACTTCGGCACAGCAATGACATCGCTGGGCTTGATACGAATCAGGAACGTACCACCATTGCTGGTATAGCTACCCAGGTATGACCGGCTAGCCACGTGCAGACCGTTGGAACAGTCTTGACCACGATTCGGATCGACCAGTGATTCACTCATGCAGACACGAGTACCTACACGCTGCTTGACCTTCTTGGTGTACGGATCGACATAGACACCAATATCAGCAGTTGCCGACAGGTTCTTGTAAGCCAAAACGTAACCGTCTTCGGTCAGTGGCGTATCGAGTTTGCTAATGAAAGCAACCAGATCATCCATCGAGTGTTGACGCTTCACCGCTGTTACCAGACGGGCGAAGTTTTCGAATGCAGTAGGACTACCCAGCTTGCTGGCGTGAGCTACCTGAGCATGCAGATGCTGTGCATTCGGGATGATCTCTTTGCCATCAACAACGGCAATCAGAGTTTCATCTTTCTGCAATTCCTTTTCTGCATTGCCGGTGTTGAATACCAGGCCAGTCACAGGCTTGGAATTGGCGATGATCTCTTCCAGAGTCTCTTCACGAGTCTCCGGAGAAGCTTCCAGCTTCTGTACGATCTCATCAACTTCCTTCGGTGTATCCGGAATGGTTCCATAGGTACCATCCGAAACAGCAAGGCTGTTGTCACCAAACCACTTCTTGAGTGCATTGCGAGCAACGCGGAAGAACTTGACGACTCCATTCGACTTCTTTTCGAAGTCTTCATAGACGTTGGTAACGGAGCCAGACAGGTCCACTTCGATTGAACGGCCGGCTTGTACTTCCGGCAGAACCAAGTCGAGAATGGGACGGAGACGATTGTCACCTTGAGCAAGCTTGTGATACTTGCCCTCATTGGTAACAAGCGTAAGGCTGTCATCCTTGAGGATGGCTGCTACGACTGTAATTTTCATGATTACTCCATGACGATTTTGAGGATCTGATCCAGCTTAGTGATGAGCTTAGGATCAGTTGCGATTGACTTCAGTTTGAGAATTTCATCGACATTAACACTACCCTGGAAGAGTGGGTTTGTTTCGATGAACTGGAACATGTACTTCACTTTCCATGGTTCGTTGTTGTTACGCATTGCTGCCATCATCTTCGTGATGTTCTGAATGTCCTTAACAACTTCATCAACAGTAAGGAACCAGTGAGAGGCAAGCACGAAAGTGTAAAGCAGGTTCAACTTCTTCTTCATGCTGCTGCTCAAATCAACTTCAGGAAGCTGAAATGTTTTACGGTACCAAGGACTGCTGAGGTAGGACGTCAATGTTCTGATGCTACGCCCGTGAGCGTTATGACCATCTTCCTTTGGCCTCCAAGCATACGCCTGTCGCACCTTTGGATCTGCCCAGATAGCTGCAATTTGATCGTAGATCATCTGGCGATAGTCAATTGCACCTAACTTCTTCAGCTTCTTGACCTCAGCTTCTGTCGTGACAATTGCAGTGTCATCATGAATCAATGACACAAGCTTTTGGAAGTGATCGTCATGCATACCAATAGGTGACGTGACGTATGTTCCAGAACGTGCTGCAATTTTCATATAAGCCAACGGCTTTTCACAGCCATTGTCTTTTACTGAAAGTGTCAGTGCCTTTTCCAGAATATACTTGTCACCGTAGGTAGTTGCTTTGATCATTCGAAGCATACCCAGTGTCGGATACTTAACAGCTTTGGTTTCACCCTTAGCTTTTGTAAGTAGCTTCTGACTGGGAGTCAGATCTAGAACCGATAGCCCAGCTTTTTTATAGTAAGCACTAATATCTGCAATACTAAACCGGCTTTGACCACTACGTGGAATGACAACAGCAAAGAATGCTCTATGCGTACTACGAACAGTTGAGTCATCAATTCCCTTGATGGTATGCGTAAGCACTACAGCAGGCTGAAGCCAAGGAATTTGGTCATCCAACTGTTGCATACTTCTGTAGACAAAATCTTCAATCGGCACAGATGTGCTGGTATGCCGACCGAAGTTGTACTTCGATCCACGCATGTAGATTTGCTCACGTTCGCCAAAGCGAAGCTGAGAATTACTTAGACCCATGCGTCGTGACAGACTCATAAATCGAAACACAGCTTGTTTGAAGAAAGTGTTGCTACGCTGGCTACGATCCCCCAAAGCTGCATACTTCAGCTGTTGAAGCATAGAACGTTCCCAGCCTGGATTTACGTATTCCTGACTGAGTTTGAATCGTTGCTTCAGACTCGCCTTATGAAATTGCTTGGGGTAATTCAACAACAGCATTGAGTGAATCACTCGACCGAATACGTCAAGCTTACTCTTGCCTCTGTTGATAAAGGTGTGACTGATCCAAGCAGCTAGATGAACTTGATTGAGCCACTCCAGCTTTGTGCTCTTAATTTCAAGAGCATTAGTCTCTCGAATCAGCTGACGTGCATAAGGCTCCGCACGCTTGTTGATCTCTTCCATGAATTCACGCAACAGCAAGTACAACTGCTTACGAGTCTTGTCAAGATACGAAACATTTTCTCGATTGGGTGAGATGATCAGACTATCAGCTGGAGCCAAGAGGATCAGTGTCTGTCCATGATTCAAGTAATCAGTGATCATTCTGTAGAATTCACGATAGACATCTTGATCATCGACGGGGTAAAGCACGGCACCGTACTTGACCATGATCTTTTGATTCAGATGACTGTTCTCAACGAACACATAGCTTTGGTCACTTGGATAGTCGATCCTGTCCAGCACATCCCCATTGAGGGTAGCATTCATGCCACCACGGTGGACTGCATTAATTATCAGTCCACGAATTTCTCGAATGTCATTCGGCTTGATGTCGATACGAACTTCAAGACCGGTTTCGTCAGTAGGGAAGTTAGCAATCGGAATGATTGCAGGCAGGCCCCCATGATCGTTGCTGACTCGCAGCATCGTATTGATCGTCTTGGTTCCGGCATGGCAGTTGGCTACGGTGAATGCATCCGTGTAGGACCACGGGGACTTACAGCCCAGACCGAAGCCACCGGTGGCCATACTGTCTTTCTTCTTGGTTGACCCACCGTAGGTACCGTAGATCAGATGCATCTTGTCGTGCGGTATACCCAGACCACGATCACGGATGATCAGTGTGTTGTCATCTTCAATGACGATTTCGATTGGACCGGTATAACCAGCATCCTTGTGAGCGTCATCTGCATTGCAGAGAACCTCACGGATCATGGCTTCCTTGGGTCGAGAGTACAGATTCGAAGATAGCATCTCGATGAATTCACGAGTGCCCGCAACCTGTACCGCATGAGATTCACCGGCACTACCAATGAGTGCAGCGTTGACCTTACGGTCAGTGTTAGCGACTTCCACTATAACCTCCAAAAATGTGATGTAAAAAAGAACCCCCAACGCATTACTGCGAAGGGGGTTTAACCCAAACAACGGGCTTACAGGAACCGCATGTAGTCATTAGCTCTCAGAAACAAATAGTCTTCAATAGGACTATCGTCACTTCGCTTGATGCGATAACGCATGAACCAGGAACGCTTATCGCTCACTTGTTCAGGAGGTATCAATGTGAGATTTACAAGAGCACATCCCACTTGAATCAAGCCCCATTGAATTTCTGGATCAGGATTCATAGCAAAGTGGTATGCGCTCCTACAGTCTTTTACGTACTGATCTACCATTTCTGCATATGACTCTACAGCTTCGGTGTGTGATCTACCGTTGACTGAGAATTCCAAAAAATCAATGTTGTCGATCTTCATGACTTAGCCTGGGACGTATTCGTTAGGTAACATCTTGCGATGCTGACACCAACCACGGAAGTTGCCATGCAACTTTTTATTCACCCAATGAGGTGATTCACCAGTACGCCAGTTGTGTTTCTTGTAAACATCAGGCGTTGCTTGATGCTCGGCAGGGCTAGCATGCAGCGGTTGGCTCACGAGCAAACGATCGAACAGTTCGAGATCAGCACCGAAGTTGGCAGTGTCACCATTAAACAGCTTGTAGCTGACACGGGCACAACGAGCAGCAGATGCCTTTTTGAGTAGAGACAGTGCTCCGATCATGTTGATTGATCGGTATGTTGCATCAGCCCAGTCTTGCTCAGTGATGTATGGCAAATGCCAGCTACCCGGCTGAAGCAACTTTGGGATGCTTTCCAAATGTGCTCGCTTCATCAATTCAGCAAGTCTGCGAATCTCAGGCTGTGCATCTTCGTGATCACGCAGTGCGTACCAGTTCGCAAAGTCAGTTGCTGTCACAACGACATCGATGTAGGTGAATGGTTCCAGCAGACGATTGACGATCTGCTTATGGGCATTGTTTTGCACCATGTGATGAGCCATTTCAGCAGCAAACTTTGCTGATTGCTTCCAGGCACCCTGACTGTTAGTCAATTCCCAGCCATCCAGTTCTGCGTTAGCTTGCATCCCTGGTTCGTTCTTGCCCCAGTGCAATGGTCCCCAAGGGTCATTTGCTACTTGTTCAATGATGGCCTTAGACGGACGTGCACGACTGCTACCAGCATTACGACTGAAGGCACGATGTGTCATCAGCTCCGAATGAATTGGACGCCAATAGCGAAGCTGGAATGTCGTCAGGCGAATGCCTTCAGGACTGATTGAATCTGCGATGATGATCGGCTGATCAACGGACCTCATTTTGAGTCTCCTGCTCAGCTGCGATGATGGATGCACGTTTGAAAATTTCTTCCACATCAGCTGTGAAAGGAATTTGTCGAAGTACTTGTCCTAGGTGCTCATCTTTGATTGATGGATCACTCAAGAGACTTTTGTTCGGTTGATACAGTGGTGGAGTGAATGTCCTCATACTCTTCTCCGAGTAATGCGATAGCTGCATCGACTCCTGCGTAGAATGCTAGGCGCATGACATATTCAGTGCCATGGTTCCCAGCAGAGTTCAGTGCAGGATTCTTTGCAAAGGTTGGATTGGCAGCTCGCTTAGCAGCAAGCCATTCTTTGAACGCTTTGTTGTTCTCCTCGCTCATAGGATTTCAGCCCAGCGAGTGACTCCAACAATGACCCAGCCAGTCTTGGATATGAATGTGTTATACACATCACTCCAAATAGCAACAAAGTCACTTGAGCTTTTGTTGATGTCATTCTTTCCCTCAACTACGATGTACTTATTGTGAGGGGCTTTGGTCATGTCAGATGACCATGCAGAGCGTTTGGGTCTAGCCATTTCTGTAATACCTGTCTACGTTACGACGTTTGATGATGCCCAGGAGAAGCAATAGTTCTTGGATCATTAGGAGCTTTCCTTCGCGTCTGGTCGCTGCTCGTTAGCATGTTCGCGTAAGTGAGCAGCTACAGCTGCAAGGCCATTTGCAATGGCACTAACAACATCGGCACCAGATGCTGGACCATGATATGAAGCATCTCGAATTGCATTGACGGCAGGATTCCAGAAGCAATCTAAAGCGTCAGCTATTACCGATAGTGGTATGGCTACTTGTTTGTCATCTGCCATTGATCTCATCCTTTATTCTGCCTACCAGCCATGTCGATATCTCGATCAAGTCAGCGTAGGGAATGCGGCATTGTGATTTAGGAAGCCACCTCTCGATGTCCTCGTCATCGAAAGTGAATACAACGAGGTGAGCCTTCTCAGTCTCGTGTACTTCACGAATCAGAGGAAAGGCTTGATAGGTCGGCTCGGGTCTTTGATACGGGACATATTCCCGTCTTGGTTCCTTGCGGCGACGCATGAATGTTGGGAGATCATCATCGGCATCTTCTCGTCGATCACGATCATCCCACGCTTCAGCTTCATGGTCGAAGGTATCGCTCATGATGATCTCCAAAAAATAAAAGCCCAGACGAATGTCTGAGCTTTTAAGGGGAGCTGAGCCGGATCATGACTCCGCATAACTTCTACCGTGACAGGGGATCACATTCGGAAGCTACGGCTCTCTGTTGAGCACTCAGCAAAGTGGGTCTGTAGACGATGTTGCTTAGGTAAGCCAAGCATCTATGCGTTATGGTTGATAAGCCATGCGCTCTTCTTGTTGAAGCAACATCTGGAAATTCTCCTAGCTTTTTAGCTGATCAGGCTAGTGTTCGCCGACCGTCGTGGGTGATATCACCTCCCTCTCAGGTCTCACAATGTTTTTACGGCAGCGCGATAGCTACACCGTCAGTCACTAACTTGCGGAAGAATTCCCAGATGCAGCCTCAAGGACTACATCTGTCAGGTTCTGGTAGTTTACGTGTTTGAAATCCTGCAACTGTATGCACGGAGAGTTCGTATTAAAGAATTCGGACTCACAACTGACTATCCCGTTCTAGTAGGGACAAACTACCCTTCGTGGACATTTATAGACCGTCTTGAAGGATGAAGTCATCCAGTCTTTATGGAGCCGCCCCAGGCGGAAGACTACCCTTCCGGTAGTTCCCAGGGCGACATTGAGATGGCGGTGTAGGCACAGGATTGATTACCTGCATGCTGTACTTGACAACGTTGGTGAGGCTGCAACAGCCAACTACTAATGTCGTACAGAAGCTCACTAGCCTGCAAGCAGACGTAGTTGCATTATGGAAGCTATCAGATGTCTCTGATCGCACCCACACCATAAAAAGAATTGGAAGAGGAACTTGGATTTGAACCAAGGTTACCAACGTCAAAGGTTGGGGTACTGACCGCTGTACGATTCCCCTATAGTGCTGAAGATTAACGCTGATCAGCGCAACGGCCTGATTCTCTGATGAGGACTCGGCGTTACTCAAAGGGTTCCCATTTGTGTTTTTGCTTGACACGGCCAGTATCTAGAATCTGGATTGTGTAACAGTGTCGCACCACTGGTAGTTACCCATAACTACCGCTGCTTGGTGCTGCCTCACAGGATTGAACTGTGGACCGCCTGCTTACAAGGCAGGTGCTCTCCCAGCTGAGCTAAGGCAGCATATTGAAAAGGAACTGCTATCCGCATGCCTTGAAGGCATCTATCTTCATTCACCCTCAGGGATTTGCCCTGAGATGGTAGCTCCCCGTGTCTGACCTGTCGGCGAGGGGAAGTACATGTGGTAGCAGTTCGAACAACTATGTCTCCATACCATGAAAACTCGGCAGTACAGGTTCGCTGAGTGCCTACGCTGGTCCACCAGCAATAGTTGAACAAGTGCCAAGATGTAGTGCAGCCATCTGGCTATGCCTGTAGTAAGACCGCTGCACGGCTTCAGGACTGTACTCGTCCTACTCCTACAAGTTCATTTGGTACGGGATACAGGATTCGAACCTGTGACCTTCTGCTCCCAAAGCAGACGCACTACCAAGCTGTGCTAATCCCATGAAGCTATGGCGGGTTGTTAAGGAATCGAACCCTCAACCTTTCGGATGCCACGGTGTTCAAGACCGCTTGCCGTCCATACGGCGGAACAACCCATGAAACGTGTTTGACTGGTGGATCAGCTTGGAGTCGAACCAAGCGAGTCCTGAGACGGCAGATTTACAGTCTGCCTCAGCGCCCATCTGATAACCCGATCCATTGTCAAAGAGCTGGTGGACAGCCATGGGAATTAAACCCACAAAGAGCAAATCTGCGCCGCCCATTGAAACTGGTTGTAGGAACTGGACTCGAACCAGTGACCCTTGCCTTATCAGGGCAATGCTCTACCAACTGAGCTATCCCACAAGATGACCATCCCCCTGATGCGAATTCCACTCACGGTCGTGAGCTGGCAGGGACGCCTCCACTGAAATTTACAGGGAGATGGTCAAAACTGGCGAAGGTCTCAGGAACTCAACTCTGACGTTAATGAGCTTCCAGCTAGTTGATGGCCGATGCCACGCCAGAGCTACTCACCCTCATGAAACTGGTTGCGGGAGTCGGATTCGAACCGACGACATCCGGATTATGAGTCCGGTGTTCTGCCAACTGAACTATCCCGCGAAAGCGTTGTGGCAGCAACCTTAGACTATCTTGTACAAGAGCACAAGTGGGTTGCTACCTCAAATATATGAAGGCGAGACGTGTATGTAGTTGCCAAGTCTACGAGTGCTTAACCAAGCGAGCCTAATCTTCTCTATTTGGTATCAACTCACTGTGAATTAGGACACAGCACCGGATTTAGACTCCCGGTTATACACGCCTCTAAGGGTTACTTGCGTCCCCTGGTTCAACGTACCTTGCGAGGGTACTGAACAGGTGCAGCACATCCTCAGTGCTGAATTAGCCAATGATCGCATTGGCGACGGGCTGAACAATATTGATTCCAGGGTGGCACCCTTTCATCTCAAACAGCCAATTACACACAGAGTGTGTTTCGTCCTAACGGACTCATCAGATTGGCATGGGGCCACTCCCTATTGAGTGGCCCCCTTACATATGGCGGATTACCTAGTGAAAGCCGCTTTCATCCTTCACATTCTCACCCCCATGGACGGTGTTGCGGTAAGTGTCTTGGCAGCTTCTTGGTACGGGCCGATCCCGCTCGAATGACCTAACTCAGACGTAGCTATTGTCCAAGCGTTCCACTGTTGCACACCTAGGTAATCCATAAAACGGTATTACTTGCGCAGCTCTGCCAGTCGCTTTTCCAGGTCTTCGACAGAACTCGACGCCAAGGCGTCCGTCTGCTTCGACACGAGGATCTCTTCGATCTTGGCGATCTCCGCTGCACGACGCTGAGCGTCGAGCTTCTCGGCGTTCTCAGCCTGCTTGACGGCAATGATGTGTTTCAGCACATCGAGCTTCAGAGCCAGGAGAGCAGACTTGGCATTCGGCTTGGTGTCCACGAAGGACTCCTCGCCCTGTGCCTTCAACTCACGGTTGACGGACACAGCAATGCCGTTGAGGTCAGCACCCTTGAGCGAAGTCAAGGGCAGCGACCACAGTTGCTCAGTTGAGAGATCACCAACCGGCGAAGGGAATCGAGCAGCAGCACGAGTGGCTTGCTCGAAAATGTTCTTCTCAGACATGTTGATTCCTTAGAACATGACCTTGTAGGTCTTGTTGATGGTTGGACCCGACACCTTGATCAGTGCCGAATTACGAACAGTAGAACTGAAGCCGATACCGGCTAGCTGTTCACCTTGCGGCTGAATAACCGTCTTGGCTCCCAGCACTTCGAACACCTTACGATGTTCATCCAGCTCAGACTTCAAGAACTCATTGTAGATACCACGAACAGGTTCATCAGTCTGTGCACCTTCCAACAGGAAGATGTAATGCTTGTTGCCGATATGCTGATCGCCCCAGTAGTTCGGAGAGAACATCATGGTCGAGACCCGGACAAAGGACTCAGTGTTGACACCATTGATCTTCTGCGAACGACCCTGGTGAATCAGCTTGTCATTCAGAACCTTCAGTTCCTTGATGACACCGCCCTTCATCTCAATCGAGATGCAAGCCATAGCACGACTACGCATTGCAGGCTGATAGGTCAACTCATGGAGTTCACCACCACACTCGACTTGCAACGTGAAACCCGGACGGGTTTGGTTGTTGCTACGAGCTGAGTACTGATCGACGCTGAAGGCGTAAACACCGTCACGAGGACGCATGAAGGCCATATTCTCAACAGGATTACGATCATCCTTTTGATACGGACCATTCATATCGACATCGAGTACGCCAGCCTTGTGGCTGAAGTTGATGTGTTCACGACCAGGAGTCACACAGTGCAAATCGAGATCGTCACTGTTGTGCCATGCCAACGAGACACGAAGGTCTGCCTTGATATTGCCACCAGCTGCCTTGACACGTTCCTTGATCGAGTCAGTCACATTGCCCTTGTAGGACCAGCCAAAGGCATTGTCCCACTTGAACAGTGACGGAGCATCTGCATCGAATGGTGCAGTGATGTTGACCAAATTCTGAGTCAGCTTATTGCTGACGAACAGCTCCATGCTGCTAGCCTTCGGCAGCACAGTAGACATGAAGTCTTCAATGCTGATCTCTTCGAGCTTGTCAGCCTTGGGAGCTTTTTTGACAGCAGCCTGCATCAGGACATCACCAATGGAGCCGGCCATGACATTCTTTGCAGAAGCATCGGCCCACTCGATATCGTTGACATTGATATCAGCCAGTACAGCATGACGACGATACAAGCTGTTCTGATAGCCCAGCTCGTTGATCTTCAGCATTGCACTATTGACCATCCCAGGGGTGATCAGTGCAGACGTACGCTTGTAGTTGGCAGGAGCCACCTTCGACTCGAACGACTTCACTGCCTGATCCAATGGCATGCCATCAGACAGGTCTACCAGCAGAGTGCCGATAGCGGTGTTCTTGATCATCAGCACGTTGTTAGTGCTGTTTTTCCACAGCCACGTATTGTGCTTACCTTCCAGAGTCATCAGAAAGTTATTCTGCGCTTTCTGAAATGCCAGCAGAGCAGGCTTATGCTCTTCACCACGATACAACGCATTCTGCTCGATCAGATCCAGAACATCGACGATAGCACTCTGGTTGATTTCAGTCAGGCTACGGAACATCACAGCGACATTCGTTGCACGTTGACCGATAGCAGCACCTGCATCACGAGTGATGACGAAGTTGGGCAGACGAACATAGAAGTGCGTCCACTGATGCTGACGACCATTGATCAGCTCGAAGTTCGGCTTATGGCCTGCATCCAGCTCCTTGGTTCGGAAGAGATTTGTAATCTCGTGGCGACCAACATAATCAGCCATCTTTTGAGCTACCACATCGTAGGGATATGGAAGGTTTTCCAGACTGTTCCACAGCGAAATAACTTGATCGTTGCTCGGATCGATAGCAACAACGTTGCCAAGCCGCTTGATGAAGTTCCTGTCATAGGAACCATCATGCTCAGTACGCTCACGGAAGATCGGATTGGTGCCTTCAGGGAAGGAAGCCAGATACAGATTCCACAGATCATCAGCACTTGCAGTCGTGCGATACAGCTCACCGAATGAGCACATCAGGGCGAAGCGTGCAGCAACGGCTGCACCGAACTTGGTAAATTCAGACATGGGTAACTCCACAGTTGTTGGTTGGGGTAAAAGCACTCAGAAGTCCACCGCAATCAGCCGTTGGCAACATGCGTTATGGACGTTTTAACTTCAGCTCTTTTACTTCAAGAGCACGTGCGCTAAGTGGACTTCTCAATGCTCTTTATAGGTGGGGGGTTTTCACCCCCTGCCAGGACGGAGCCTGTCTGCATGGTCTTAAAGCCTCACGGCCTCATACAGTCTTCCCAGAAGACATACTCCAGATTCATGGGTCCGGAGCACCGTTTCAACTTCAAACACGAACGAAGCGTTCGCCTTGAATGGTAACTTCATTCGGCGCAGCCATTGAGGTGCGAACGCTGAAGATATTCAGACGGCTTTCCAGATATTGCGGTTCAGCAATCACGCCTTGTGCCATATTCAGCTCACCGAAATTCATGAAGCTAATCAGCTTGTTAACATGGTTCAGACTAATGATTTGGATCAGATCAGCGTTGGTGAAAACAGAAGTGCCTTCACTTGGGGCACGCAGATCGGTCTTGAGAACGTAGCCCAGAGATTCCAGCTCCAGCAGGAACAACATACGAACCGGAACTGGCACATTACGCAGATCCCACAGACCATAATCGGATAGCTGAACCAGAGCAGGCGTTTCCTGCACAAAAGTTTCAGATCCAACATCAGTTGCAGCCATCACATCAGACTGCTCATTCTGAGCATCTTCGACAGTGGTCTTCGGCTTGCGATTGTAAGCACGCTTGGTAGCGGTCTTTTTGACAGCCTTCTTGACGGTCTTCTTCGATGCGACTTTCTTGGCAGTTGCCATGTAATTCTCCGTGTTTGATTGATGGGATGAACCCAGGGAAAGAGCTAAGGTGTACAGTGGAAAGATCCACCACAGTAGTACGTAAATTCTTGATCGTGTCTACCATAGTTGACTGCATTACGATCACCACATCCGCCTCTACAGTACGCAAATAATGCATACATATTTTCGGCTCTGTCGAAATCAACACGCGGATCTGACTCTACACAGTGACCACAAATTTCTTTGTAGTGGTCACTGATTAGTACCCAAGGGTTTTCTTTGCCACAGGCAGAACAGATGGGTGCTGACATAGATCACCTTGCTCGATTAGATCGGGTAATGTTTTTGTGCCAGCGATTGACGGGTTCAGGTATATGTTCACGAGGAGGTCGTTCAATAAATACCCTGAGCGGATGCGTTGGCTTTGCTGGCCTAGGCGGCTCAGGGTACTTGCTGTAATCGATCTCAGGCTTGTCTTGGTCCAACGGGCATATCCTCTTGGTTCTGGTACTTCCCATTGTATGCGGAAGCTACAGCAGTCTCGTGGAATACCACTTGTGCAATACCTGAACCAGCAGGAATGATGAGTTCTTCTTGACCATGGTAGACAAGCTCCAGAGTCAAAAAGCCGTGCCATCCTGGTTCGATGACAGTATTAAACACAGATAGCCCACGGCGTGCCCAGGTGGACTTGTCATGGACAATGCCTACCAGATCGTCTGGCATCTGAAATTCTTCAATTGCAGATGCCAGACAGAATCTTTTATTTGCATGCCAATCAGAACCTGTTGTGCAGTGAATTCTCACACCACCACTATGAAACTTGATAGCTTGCTTGATTCGAATGTCATAGCCAGCCTCGGACATGCCGAAGCTGACATCACCATTGGACTGTTTCGTAGCGAACATGTCCTTGATAGGTGCCTTGCTCAGCAGGACGTGGCTGTTGATGATCATGGTTTACTTAACCTTTCAAGCAAGGGTTGTTGTAGGTGGCCAGGGAATGATCACGAGCGCGCTTGGCATCCTTACCCTGACGCTTCACTTCAGCTTCGAACTGGTACTGCTGCTGGATATGTGCAGGAACGCCACGATGATGCTTGCCGCCCTTGTAGCTTGCGTAGGCACGCAGACGTTGGGGACGCTCAGTCAGCCAGCGCTGATACCAGGTTTCCCTGGTTCGCGGAAGACGCTTCACTTCAGGCTGAGATGGAATACCTTCGGGCTCAGGAGTAGCCACGATCTTCTGACCGGTTTCTTCGGACAGCTTAGCTGCCAACTTGGTGGCACCGACAGCAGAGGCGATACCAGCGATACGAGTACGAATGGACATTGCATTTTCCTTTTAGCGGATGTGAATGATTTGACCCTTCTCCACCTTGGCCCCACGATTACGAATCGTGGCCCAGATGAGAGGGCATGTAATGCCTGTGCAATCCATAATGCCGCACTCCAGATCACTGAAGATGATTGCAGCGGTAGGTTTTTCTTTCAGAATCATCTCGCGCACAGGAACGAGTGATGTACCACCACCGCCATAAGTCTCGATCCAATCGAATCGATCCTCTTCAACCAGTACATCAACTTTAGTGATTTCAGTACTGAATTGAGCGATGGTTACCTTCTTGGGTTTGAGTACTTCCCAGACATACTTCAACTCCGAGTTGAAGCGTTGTGAGTCTGCATCAGTGATGGAACCAGAAACGTCTTGGAAATACAGAAGTGATTCCAGACGACCATCATCCTGATCGCAAAGCGATGGCAGATAGATGTCTGAATAGCGACGGTTGGGACGACGCATGCTGTACTCAGTATCGATCTGATCAGTGAAAAACTTCATCAGAACGATTTGCCATTGAATCACGGGATTCAAAAATTGATCCATGATCTTACTTACATCACCTGGAATACCTTCGCCTGCTGCTTTAGCAGCTGCTACGGCACTTCCTACGATGTTGACAGCACGAGCTTGTTCTTCCGTGGGGAGATTGAATGCTTCTTCCAGGTCAACGTCACCGCTGCCCCATGAACCATTTCCATTGAGATTGATTTGAAGCAGCAGATCATAGATTTCTTCTTCAGAAGCAAGAGTTCCATTTTGATCGTAGTGCTTGTCGAGCAATGGTTTCAATCCTTTGAAGGAGAATCCATCGTTGACCAGATCATTGTTGATGCGATAGTCGCATGCATAGTTCCACGTCTTGGGATCACGATCACCACGACGAATGGCATGCAAGCGAGCGACATGATCAAGCTCATGACGCAGTACGACTGACATCTGTTCGATGCTGTGCTTTGCAAACCATTCCGGATTCCACCACAGGCGAATACCGTCTGTTGCGGCAGTGGGTACATCTTCAGACCAGATGAAGTCGAGGCTGCACAGCAACGAGCCGAAGAAACCACTGTTCTTCCCTAGGAAGATTTTGGTTTTAGCCTTGTCCATCTGATGATTCAGATGAGTCAGGTTGTGCTTATTGGGTTCGACGGCAGAGAATGCCATACAGCCTCCTTGGTTCAGCTGTTGAGAAGATTGGTCATCTTAGACAGGAACATTGCATATTCCGGTCGAGTGACGATTGTCGGATTACGAACAACAAGTGCACGAACGAACATGATCTTGAAGCTAGCGTCCATACGGTCGATGTACTTCAGCACATCTCCCAGAGTCTCGTTTGTGACACGGTTAAGCAAATGCGTTGTGGTAGCCCACTTGATTGCTGCTTCGCTCGGGATACGGCATTGCAGAGGATCAGCAAGCACGTCTTCGATCTTGACCAGATGAGCTGCATTTCGGCAGTAGGAGATGAACTCCACAGCCACACCAGAGGTGATGGTACCTGCATACAGTGCAGCTGCACTGTCGAGTACCTCACGTGGCTTCTGGTTCACAGGATCGAACAGAAGACGGTTCATGAACTCCCACGTACGAGGACAGCAGAAGGTACGGTCATTGTGATCAGGACGGAAGTCCATCAAACGATCCGGTAGCATGTTCAGAAAGCCGATAATACGCTCATCGTATTTCTTAGCCAATGCTACGTCTTCCATCCAGATACGATGCTCGACACGCAGCTCCAAGTGAACCATACGGCTCTGCAATGCAGTACCGATGTCATTGGTGATTGCACGGTCAGTCTTGAGATTGCCTGCACCGATGATCATGCAGCGCTCGTTGAGCTTGTGCTGACCTGTCATACGATCCAGGATGAGCTTGTAGGCAGATGCCATGACTGCTTTGGAAGCAGAATTCAGCTCATCCAGGAACAGCAACCAGCCATCATGCCCAGCAGGCAATGGGGTTGCTTCGAGTGGAAACAGATCAGCGAATGGTGCGAAGCGAGCAAAGCCATCTTCGCTCTTGAAAGGCAGACCAGTTTGGTCTTCCGGAGCGGCAGTACTAAGACGATGATCGATCATCTTGAGATTGTTGCGCTCACTGATTGCGTGAGTCACAGCAGACTTACCGATACCAGGCGAACCATGGATCATTGGAACTACGCCTGCTTCCAGACATTGCTGGATCATCGAAGCAAGCTGTCTACTGTTTACGGAGTGAATTTGATCCATGGGATTTCTGCCTTGATTTGATAATATGAGCGACTAGAGTCACGGTGCCTAATAAGCAATTGCATGTTTGTGTGATTGACATACAATTCGTAATGATGATGATTTCTAAGATCTAAGGCTGCAAGAAGCTTCGTAGCTAAGCGCTCACGCCTGTACGGATCTTGTGGTTGGTTAAACTCCATGATGCAAGGTTGACCAGGATACAAACAGGCCGTTCTTACACATTCCATTACTTCCATTTCACTCAGACTAACCATCGAGTTCGGACGGTAATTGGTCTCAATAAGTGAACGTGTATAGATCAGAGTCTCAGTGCCATCCAAGTAGATTGTCTTGCTCATTCAAAAGATTCCTCTTCAGGCTCTTGAGAATGATTGCAACCAGCACAGCTAATACAGATTGCACCGTAAGATGGACCACCGCTTGAGCTGATTGCTTTGTTGCAATGACTGCACATGATGAATGCAGCAGTTGTTAGGAATCCAGGCTTGGCTTTACGAATAGGAGTTCCATTTGCACGAAAGCCTAAGACATCATTCTCTTCAGTGTTCATGAGATTTCCTTGGCTCGTTTGTCACGTCGCCTTTGGTTCTGTAGATGAGTGACCAACTCTAAGTGCTGCGGATTGCAGCATGCACGTTGATTGCAGAGATGGTCGATTTGTTTTTTGCTTGGGATATACCCGAAGTAGTGAGTGTAGCTGACGATGTGTACAGCTACAGTCTGACCATCGAGACACATACGGCCATAGCCACCGCCACGACCTGTGCCTGATGTCGGCCCTGTCCATAGATGACAGGGAGATGCTTTGCCGTTGATACGAAAGCCAGTGTCAACAATGTCGCACCGGCTTTCAATTTTCTCGATGATCGACTTGCGTCGATCATTTTTCATGTAATTACTCGTATGAGTCCATTAATTCTGTCTAGCTTACTGGCAATTCTATTTATCTTTCCGATCTTGAATTCAGTAGCTGAATCTGGATAAAGATCGTTAGGTGTGCTTGTACAAACTTCAATGTTGGCCAATTGGGCCATCTTTTTCAGATCTTCCAGCAGTCGCTTTTGACGACTAGGGCCACCACCAGCTCTGGTTCGTGTAATCACTAACCATTTGTTATCAGGCATTCCCATGAGCTGAGCAAAAAGAGTAGCAACACTGAGTTTGTACATTTTGCTTGGGCGCATGAGAGATCCTTAGTTTTTGTGCTTAGCTTCGTAAGCGTCTTCTGCCCAACGGCAGAGAATAGCGAACAAAACAATGAGCAATCCGAAGACAAGCCAGTCGATCTTCTTTGCTCCAAACAGGAGCGTAAGAACACCGTAAGAGAGCATGTCCAGATTGGAATTTTTGCGAGTGAGTAGCCACTTGAGCATTGGGGTATCCTTTGGATTAAGATGTCGGTTTCGTAAGCTGGGGCTTAGACAATGGGGCAACCTGATTACAGCAAGATGGACCATGCGGACTTGCTCAATCTTCGTGCAAATATTCCACCGGATGACCCAAGGCAAATAGAACTTGCTCCTATGGAGCATCGAGCATTTGCACGTGAGTGGGCGAAGTCCAGTCCTGTCATGGCGAGTTTGAGCCTACCATTTGCTATTCCTGCTTACACAGCAGGTAAGTCGGTAGGTCTTATCAATGCACGCACGCCTGCATCTATGACGCAGATGACTGAAGGTTATAAGGGCATGTGGGAAGGTTTGAGCAGTCTGTTTCAATGAAAGCTAGACAAACAAAAGCCCACTGAAGAGTGGGCTTTTGTCATTCAAAACCAAGCAACAGAATTAAGCTTCTGGTGCTGTCTATCCTTGTTAGGCTTGAGCAGACGGCGGATTAGCCGGAGCAGTGCCGCCTACCGTTACAACGATCTGACGGGACAGCTTCGGAGTACCTTCGCTGCCTGGAGCCGTGATAGTGATAGTGGCAGTGCCTGCCTTCTGACCGGTGATGGTGCCATCGTCGCTCACAGCCACGACAGTGGGATCGCTGGACACGTAGGTCAGACTGGTGTCCTTGGCTCCCGGAGGCCATACACGAGCGTTGAGGCGCTCAGAGACGTACAGTGGATCATCGAGACGCAGGTCACGATTGCCCCACGGCACATCGATTTCCGTGACGTAGGCAGCTACGACACCGGCAGCAAGCTGGATGCTGACGACACCCATGTCCAGTTCAGCACGCTTGTACAACAGGTCACGAACACCATGGAAAAGAACCACGGAACCAGGATAGACAGGATCAGGATGATCGAACGAGCCAGCATCGACGTAGCCGCTTGGGATAGCAGCATTGTCAGCCTGGACCAGTGCGATCTTGGGGATTGTCGGCTTGAAGGCGACTTGCAGCATTGGCATTGGACTTTCCTACGGAGATTGACAAAGGGGCCGCACTATGGCGGCCCCTTATGATAACCCGTCTTGCAATTACTGGTGATCGATGTCGTCGTCGTCTTGTTCGTCAGTATCAGGCAGAGTCTCTTCCTGTTCCTGTTCTTGCTCATGTTCCAGCTGTTCCTGGCCCACAGGAGTGGTCGGAGCAGGCTTGAGCTGGGATTCACGAGGAACTTCATCGACCGGATTGGTCGGCAGAATCTCTTCTTCCTCGTCTTCCCAAGACAGAATCTTGATGGTGTAGGTCGAGTAGTCCTGATCCGGAATGCTCTGGAGAGCAACTTCCAGCTCGGCCAGCAGCTCTTCGCGGTATTCCTTGAACGGGCGTTGATCGCCTTGTTCCAGCTTGAAATCGCCGATTGGACGGGAATTCGGACCGCCGGTCTTGCCTTCAGGCACGACGTAGATCTTGCGACCCAGGGTATTGATGAAGAAGTTGTAGCGCAGGCGCTGGTGATTCATTGTCTATCCTTTCTGATCAGAATTGGGGGCTACCGGAATGGTAGCCCCCATATAGATTATCAGGACAATGCGTACTCGGCGTGCAGAACGTCCTTCCACATGTCAGAGTCCAGCTTGCCGATCTTGGTCGGTACACCCAGGAGCTGGGTCAAGATGAAGCTCAGCATGTTGGAACGTGCGATGTCGCTCAGGATCTGGTTGTACTGCTGACGCAGGTCATTGCCATAGTTAGGCAAGCACCTGAAGCAGTCATGCACAGCGATCACTTCGAACGGCTTATTCGGCAGGGTATGGATCAGATCCATGATCACATCAGTATTGACGTAATGCACAGTGTCCCTGTCGAGATAATCCAGAATACGAACACTCAGGAAACCAGACTTTTCGTAGTGATCCCACAGCTTAATAACCATTTCAGCGTTGGGACCAGACTCGGTGTCCAGCTCAGGATCATCGATTGCATTGATGACCTTGATCACCTGATCCATGTCGTAACTACAACGACGCACCATCTCACGAACAATCATGCCATCGAGACTGTGAGTCACGTTGGCTCCGATTGAGCGACCTTCTTCCATAGGCTGATTGACACGGTAGAACGTGTCGTAAGGCTTGTTGTGGAACTGTACGACCTCTTTGATCGTATCCATGACTTTGACATGGACATGAAAGTTGTCAGGCAACACCCAGTCATTGGAATAGGCTTCTGGATTCCAGCAGCCATGCCGGAAGAAGTCATTCAAGTCCCACGCACCAGGAGCGAACTGCTTCATCGTCTGATAGAACACACGTAGCTGTACGCCTTCGCCGAACACCTGCTTCGGCATAGCCTCAGAACCATAGAGAGCAGTCATGATGGCCTGCTTACAGTCATCACGTTCAATACCACCAGCGTAGACGCCGATGGACTTGAGGTTTTCAACCATGGCTTCGTAGATGACCGTGTAACCGTCACGACGCTGGGTGACTGCATCTTCGCTGAAGTCCACCACATTGCAGAGCTGTGCTGCTGCACGATCACCAGTGAGGCATGCAAGAATCTGCAAGCCAGACGATGTAGCATCGAGCGAGATCATGTAGCCAGACGGCTCTTTACGCAGGAACGAGTCCCATGCTTTGAGACCAGCGAAGAACAGTGCAGGTTCATCTGCTTGGCTCAGGAGAGCATTGATGTTGTGCTGATTCTCAGCAAACCAGCTGAGACGTTCGTCCCAGGTCTTCTTGTCCAAGCCAAAGTTGTTGGCCAGATCAATTTGGAGATACTGCTTACCGGTGAACTTTTGCATTCTCTGCTCCTAGGCGTCTTGAGAATTCAGTGAGATATTACGGCTTCTTTGTTTCGTCGTACTTGAGGGTGGCACTGTCATCACTGATCAGTGCACCACCACGTACTTGAGGGAAAACATGTTTCCCACAATTAGGACAAAATGAAGGCCAACGAGGATTTACATTGCAAAACATGTGCTGACAGCATGGCATTACGATGAGACGAAAGTGCACACGTTCTGTTGCCATGTCAGTTGACCTTGCCGGTTGGTACGGCAGATTCCATCATCAAAGTATGACGTGTCTCTTTGATAAAGGCTTCCATGTGCTGCAACGTTTCTTCATTGCACGGGCCGACAGGCACGTTATCAATGACTTGATCGTTGCAGAAAACTACAGCCATGATCACGTTTTGTTTGGTGATACCAAAACCCAACGATGAACCATGAGGGATACCCAACTCATCACATTGCTCGCACATAATTTATTCCTCGTCAGTGGTGATTTCTTCGTTGACCAGAGCGATAACAGCCTTGTTCCAAGGTGCGCCCTGATAGCTAACATGATAGCCAACACAGTAAGTGCGGCCACGTTTGTCGTACTTGTGAGTCAGATAGAACTGATTGCCTTCTTGGGTCAGCAACCCAAGTACATCATGTGCAACACGGTCGTATTTCTGGAATGCACGAACACGCTTTTGGAACTCTTCCTTCGACTCACCTTCCTTAGGTTTGTCGAGATTACGCCACTGGTTCTTGACCAGACGGCTGACGGTTTCATCGATCTTGAAAGGGATCTTGTTGAGACGATTGATGTGATCGAGACACACATCGTCATTGTGATGATTGTTACGCAAGATGATAGAACCATGCTTGGTAACGTAACCGGACTGCATGTTGTGGTTGACCTTGAGAGGCTCAATCACCATGGGCAGAGGAAACTGGAAACGATCCAATTCCTGTTGGACTTCTTCAGGAACTTCGAATCGCACAATGAACTGATCACGATCAGAATCAAAGTGGACCAGCCCAATGTTGATACAGACATCCAGCAAATCAGCAACAGCTTGTGCATTGTGATTAGCAAATGGACGGAGCAGACCGATCAGAGTCTTGAGGTCAGCACGTTTGTGCAGAGCAATTTGAACCAATAGGTTCAGACCGAAATCTTCAGGTACGTTATACATCTTCATGTGATCAATGAAGATGGGTTTGTTGAACTCAGCTTTGACCCGTGGGATCAGCTGGTTCTTGGAGTAAAGCTCTTCGAGCTTCTGTTGATGAGCACGCATCGTTGCATCTTGGCTCATGGCTAACACCTTAGTTAGGAAGGGATTCGACTGTTGTAATGGTAGTGATCTTGACCGGTAATGCGTTGGGCGCTTTACCGTGTTGCTTTTTGTATCGTTCGATGTACTCAGCAAGCGATCGATCGCTGTTGCCAAAGTCAACAACAATCCTGTTAGTCGCATGATTGAAAAGAGCATAGGTAACTTTTTCGCTAGTCATTCTTCACCTGTACGTAAATTCTTTCCTCTGTTTCGAAACGTGTTAGATAGCCCGAATTGTCGAATGAAGCATTGATAATTTCGGGTATATAACCTCGGATTATGTTAGGCGTAAAGCTAACAATAGCTCCTGGCTTCAGATTTGGTAGTTGATCCAATCTGGCTTGGACAAATCGAATGATTTTCTTAGGCATCGAAGGTACCCCAATAGTGGTACTTGTCGCCCAGCAGATAACGCCATGCGTCATCGAACAGGACATTGCTGGGAGCACCCTTGAACATGGGTGCAATCTGACTGTCAGTCAGACCAGCAAGCCCGCAGCCAATCCGGGTGACTTGGAACTGAAGATCAGGACGGCCAGCAGCAAACGCAAGAAAGCCCTGAACGTATTGATTGATACGCTCCAGCGGTAGCGTCTTACCGACAGTACCGCCGATGGCTTCCTTGGTTGGGATGGCGAAGGATGTCCCTTGCAGGCCATAGCCATAGCCCCAGCGAGCACCATGCTTGCGATATGCAGCTTGAGCTGCACCAGCGCCATGAATGCCGCCTTCATTACTACCAAATACAAAGCATTTCTCCCTGCTCATTTGTTAGTTACCTTTGTGTTGTTGGCCTGCTCAAGTCGAGTAGCCCATTTGCAATTGGATGGGGAATAGCCAGAGTTATTGTCGATACGTTCGATAGTTAGCCCTTCGGGCCGATCTCCCATATCAGCGTAGAAATTTTCAAAACCATTAGGACCAGACCAACGATCACAGACCGTGAGGTGTCTGTAGTAATCACTCTCCCTAATTCTTTGATGCATTGCTTGCCATGAACGATAAGTACCGCTCATGTCTCGACGGGATGCTTGACCATGCTTAGTGTTCTTCTCAGTGACCAGCTCAGTTTTGAAGCAGCCACAAGAAGTGATGTTGAGAAAGCGTACCCAATTGAGGTCACGTTCCACTTGTTTACCACAGTCACATAAAAATAGAGCCTGACGCCTCTTCTTTTTGTTCGGACGATCCTCAAGGAAGCGGAGTCTCGTTTGAGGAATTCTTTCGAGATAGGTAAATCGAATAGGTGCAGGCATGATGTGATCTCTAGTAACCGAAAACGAATACTAGCATGTTGAAGGAGTCACCCACGCAAGGTGCGTGAGATGACCCACAAGATGATCACTACCCCGATCAGAACCAGGATAGAGAGGACGATGAGTAGCAAGGCCAGGAGACCCCAGGCCAGCTGCATGAGTTGAGGTGCAAACGATGCGATCAGGATGATCATCACGATTGCGAAGAAAGCGAGGACGTACTTCATTTGTTGAAGTTCTCCACAAACTTAGCGAGGTGGTCCCACTGAGCAGGGTCAGCGAGATCGAAGATGGGAATGTTGTAATGCCGTGCAATCCTGAAGGCTTGCCCAGTACCACCTTCTCCCTTGGCTCCACGAGTCCAGCCAATGACGACCGAGGTCATCAGTGGGTTACGAGGATCACGACCCATGAGCTGGCACACGTTCCGTGCATGCAGCTTCCTGGCTCCGTCCTTGCAGCGCTCCCACGCAGGGTGGAACCGAGCAGCAATGGCCATGAGGTGATCATCGAACTTGGGCACGCTGTAGGCAGGATGCATGCCAGGAGCGCCCTCGAAACCCTTCCAGGGTACGAAGATCTCCTTCAGGCCACCGGCCGCAATGCATCCGTTCTCGAAGGCAGTGTCAGCCCCAGGTGCATGACCTGAGCGCAGACCCCAGCCTTGTTCAGCCATGCTGTAGCCAATGGAATACATGGCATCCAGCACGTTATCAGGAGTCTCACGACTCCCGATGCCAGCGTAGATCTTGGGCTTCATTTGAATTTCCTGCGATGTTTTTTGCCGTACGGACGGTCAGGACGGTGTTTGTTGAAGGACTCAACAATGTCCAGAGTTGGTATATTTCTTTCAAACAACTGTTGAATAACACGTTGTTCAAGTGGAATGAAGTCATCAATGATGACAGCATCAGGACGTAGACCTGATAAGGTTTCAGCTACATCAGTGATCTTTTTCATGATCACACTTTTCAGAGTATTTGATTGCAGCCTTCATATCACGGATTAATTGATCAATCCATTGATGACGATATTTGGCATAGTCACTCCGACTGAATGACACGCCAGGGTTTAATTCGTCTAAAGCATCATCAAACCATACGCCAAGTTTTAATGATCTACGAATTAAACCTTTTAAGCGTTGATGAATTGCATAATCAAGATGATTTACAACTCCATCACTTCTTTTACTGGCTTCCCAGATTGCTCCGCATAGACCACGGCGCAAACTTTCATTAGGGAATAACATGTAATCTTCAGCGTTAACGAAATGTTTTGCTCTTATGAGCAATTCCAGCATCTCTTTAAGCCATATGACTTGTTGAGTAGTATATTTCTTCATCCTATTCACCTTGAATTGGTTGAGGGTAAGCACATAGGTATCTTTCTACCAACATAGCTCTAAATCCTACTTTTAGGGTTTAGGTGAGTTGAAAAAAGAAAGAGGACTCCGAAGAGTCCTCTCATGTATTACTTGCGGGTCTGACGCTTACGCTTCTGACCATAGATCGGGGTGACGTTGAACAGCCCAGCAATACGCAGACGCACAGCGGTCTTGTAGAAGCTGGCAGGAACTTTGGTCATCATGGTTCGAGAGTCTCTCTGTTGAGTTAAAAGAGAGCCAACCGAAGTTGGCCCTCTGAGGGGATTTGTTACAGCACCAGATCGACGATCAGGCTGTTCTGGCCTTCATCCACGATCTCGGCCTCAGCCTTCACACGGCGGACCTGGATCTGCAAGCTGCCACGTGCACCGATGACCTTCTCCTCGCCAGGCTGCAAGGTCTTGCCCATGGCGATGACGGTATCGAGCAACTTGTTGGACGCCTGCTGCTTCTTCTGGAAGTAGGCATCACGCTGGTTGGCCGGCAGCTTGTCCATGGTATCGACAGGGATACCAGTCGGCAGGCTGATGAATTCGGTGACGGCGTTGCCATCCTTGTCGTGGGAATCCACCTCGTAGCCCACGTTGATCCACAGCTGTGCCTTCGGCTTGAGCTGACGATCATTGGACGTGGTGACGGTGGACTTGGATTCTTCGGTGGTTGCATCCTTCTTGCCGAAGGTGCGTTCGAAGTCGGAGATCTGAGCGGACATATTGATACCTATTGAGTTGATTTTGAAAGGGATTGTTGACGGGTGAATACCCACAAAAAGCAATCAGCTGTGGATGAGCTGTCCTACACCTACCTCCTATTTAACTCTAGAAGGTAGTTGAAAGTTGACTTAAAAGTTGAACATCAATCAGTGCAGCGAACACCCTGCACACAGCCAGAGGACTGATACAGGGCAGCAGCAGTGATTGCGATCAGCATGACCATGATCACGGTCTTCACCTTGAGGGTGAATCCCTTAGGCTGCGGAGCAGCCTTCTTGGAAATCGGGTGATACTCCACGGGCTTGACGCCCAGCGAACGGTCGAGACGGTTAGACATTGGGACGACGATCCAGATAGTTAACGAGGTCACGGAAGAGGGCAATTCCAATCACTACAAGACCTGTCCTATACAGGTCTATGTGATCGAAGTGAGTGCCAGCAATAGCCAGCACAGTGCCACAGATGAGCATGGTCTTAGCCATATCAGTAATACCTGATTAGATGAGCCAACACCTTGGCCCAAGCCTTGAGATAGATCCACGGCACCAGAATTCGATGGTCAGTTGTGAGCACAACGACCAATCCTTCCTTGCCATGGACAGCGCCAACAACGTCATAGCTGACGTGTAAGTTGACTTCAAATGGGCCTTGGCCCAAGGAATAGTTGAAGCACTTCTTGGGAAGGGAGACGCTGATGTCGATCATGAGCTATCACCTATTTATCGAGGACGATTGATGTAAGCCGTGATCAGATTCAGCGCCCGAGTAGTACCGACAAGGCGAAGTGCCCACATTGCATCAGCAATGGTTTGACGGACATCTCTGTGACCGAGAGTTTCTCTGATCATTCGACCAACACTGGGAACAGTGCAGTTAGGGTCATCAAGAGCAAGCTCAGCAGCTGCCTTGAGATCAGCATTGGAATCAGTATCAGCCATTGAGCTATCTCCTATTTATGTTGGGATGAATGCAGACACCATATCAAAGTCGAAAGACCGTTGAATGTTTTCGAAGGCATGAGCCATCGTTTCTTGGTTCAGATGAGGTAGAAGCTCATGTATGACACGAGCTTCAGGACCAGTGAGACTGAAGTTGCCACCCCAGAGGTAGCAGCCTACATCGTAGGAACGAGCAGGCTCATGGTTCAGTTCGTTAGACATTTCTACCTCCTATTTATGCTTAGCCGAGTGATACAGCATGACTGCATGCAGCAATAGCAGCAGCAGTATCATTGTCATAAGGACCGTTGAGATCATTGGTCTCATCGGAGAAGTAGTAGCCAACAGGATAGAGATCAGTTGCAACTTCGTTATGCCAGATGTTGTCGCCAATGTAGTTCATGAGATGGACTCCAGGATATAGGGAATGTTTAGGGGATAATGCTAGAGAGATGGGATGTAGGAGTTGAGGAGAATGTAGGACTAGTACAGTGACTAGTCACTTCTCCACTCATCCAATCTCTATAGGACTATCGATAGACGGTGGTCTATCTACTGATTGGTCTATCAGTAACAAAAAGATCCACCCCGAAGGGTGGATCAGTGGATTACTTCAGGAGTTCGGACAGTTCGTCGAACGAAGCCTTGAAGTGAGGTGCAGCAGCAGGATTGGACTTGAGGAATTCTTCACTACGGAGAGTAGCTTCAGCTTCCTGTTGAGCAGTATCACGGATGAGGTTATTGACGTAGAGATGACGATCAATCTTGGAGCGCTTTTCCTGACGGAAGGCAGCATCATTGACAGTGGTATTGAGCATACCGATACCCTTGTTGAGGGCATCGAAAGTATTGGTAACGGTAGAGGTAGCCGTTGTCACAGTGCCAAGGATGGCAGCGAGAGTGACGCGAGTATTAGCTTGAGTAGCCATGTATATGTCTCCAGGTTAGATATAAGGAATGAATCCATAAGATGCGGAGCATCAGTAGTTGTGTGGGGTAGGGTCAGTACACCAGTGTGAACATACCGGGGGGGTAGTTTGTGTGGTGTGTGACGTGTGCCCA